TCATCTGAAATCCACCACCTGTCCGTCCTCAATCACCAGAATACGGTCAGCGACCTGTGCAATTTCGTCATCATGGGTAATCATTACAATTGTCTGTCCATATTTTTTTGCTGTCATCTTAAGCAGGGCGATTACCTCATCACTGGTCTTAGAATCAAGATTGCCTGTCGGCTCATCTGCAAATATAATTTCCGGACGATTCACCAGTGCTCTTGCAATTGCTACTCTCTGCTGCTGTCCTCCGGATAACTGATTTGGCAGATTATAAATCCGGTTTTCAATCCCCAGAGTTGCAATAATATCATTTACATACGCTTCATCCACTTTTCTTCCATCCAGCCCCAGTGGCAGTACAATATTTTCCCAGACATTAACAGATGAAACCAGATTAAATGCCTGAAAAACAAATCCGATTTTTCTTCTGCGGAAAACAGCAAGGGCATCTTCCTTCATCCTGTATAAATCTTTCCCTGCTAAAGTAACACTGCCTTTTGTCGGGGTGTCCAGCCCTCCAAGCATATGAAGTAATGTACTTTTACCGGAACCTGACTTTCCAACAATTGCGACAAATTCTCCCTGCTCAATCTGAATGTCCACCTGATTGACCGCTTTGACCTGATTCTCACCTGCGCCATAAAACTTACAAAGCTGCTTGGTTTCTAATATCACACTCAATGTGCTACCTCCTTTTCAATTCTGTAAAACGTACCTTTTCAACACGCTTTCTTTGCCTGTTTATATATTTGGTCATTTTTCAACCTACATCCAAATTGTATCAGGATAATCTTTCATTTCACTTTCAAAAACGAGCAGAAGTCTTACAGAATTGTAAGATTTCTGCTCATTTAAAATTTAACTAACATATGGTAATTGAATCACAAACGTGCTTCCTTTTTTCTTTTTGCCGGAGGTTACCGTAATCATACCTGCGTGCTTTTCGATAATTTCTCTCGATAGAAAAAGTCCGATTCCTGTACCACTCTTTTCCATGACCTCCCTGGAACTTCCTCTGTAAAATCGTTGAAAAATTTTGTGATACTCATTCTGCGGAATACCAATTCCCTGATCCTCAATTTCCATTCTTACAAGATCGTTTCTTTTTTGTAACCGGATAAATATTTTTGAACCACCCGGACTGTACTTGACCGCATTATCCAGAACGTTGATCACAGCTTCGCCAAGCCACCTTTTATCCTGCATAATCGTGCATGTTTCCAGCTCTTTTTCATAGTCAAAAACGAATTCAATTTCTTTCTCATCCGCTTTTGGATATGTACGATTCACAGCAGATATGACAGTATCTATAAGTGGAAGTTTTTTCTTATTCATCTGAATCAGTCCAGTTTCCATCTTGGATATTTCAAGAAGCGACTGCAATAATGTCTCCAGTCCATCCAGAGCACTCCGACAACGGATACGAAACTCCTCCTGTTCTGTGGCACTTAAGTCATTCTGCATCAGCACACTAAAACATATATCCAAAGCTGCAACCGGTGTCTTTAACTGGTGTGAGATGTCAGAAACCATTTCTTTCGTGCTCTCTTTTTCTGTCCGTGCTTCTTCCTTTAGCAACTGAATATGATGTCCGATTGCTTCAAGCTGGTCATTCAATTTTTCCAGTTCTGCGTAATTTTCCGTTTTCAGTAAATCATCAAATTTATTTTCACGGAATCTGATCAGAATTTCTTCCAACTGGTCTAATATTTTCTGATGACACGCATCTTCTTTTTTCTTCCAATAAAGTAAAAAAGTCAAAAAAAACACGCATATCACAGTGCTTACAGCACCGATCACCATAACCTGATGCTGGAATTGCGAATAAAATGCATTCCCTTTATTTCCCCAGTATCCATATTGCTCCAATAATTGCTTTCCCTGTTCGTTGGTTTCAATATCCTTATCCTTAAGCAATTCCGAAACAGCATCCAGCCCGGAAAATTCTTCCTTTGCAGCAATCTCTGTCATAAGATTCATTTTATATTTGTAATCTTCATAAAACACATACGTGGTAAAGCAATTTAATATTGCAAACAATAATATGACAGGTAATACCAAGGAGAACACTACTGTAATCTTCTTGCGATATCTCTTTGTCACTGCCTTACCTCCTGATTCCATATATACCCAAGACCTCTGATATTCTTGATATAGACCGGTGCAGCCGGATTGTCTTCGATTTTCTCACGGAGTCTTCTGATATTGACAGCGATTGTATTTTCATCCACAAAATCCCCTTCCAGATCAAACACATTTTCCAATATTTGTGTTTTTGAAAGAATCTGTTTCGGATTCTGAAGAAAAAAAGTCAGCATTTTCAACTCCGTTTTTGTCAGACTGATTTCACGACTCTTTATCAGGACTTTCATTTCTCCTGCGATAAATACGATATCTCCCGAAATCATCTTTCCGGCTTCCGTTTTCTCCTGTCTGCGGCGGAAATGTGCTTCTATTTTCAAAAGAAGTACCGAAAGACTAAACGGCTTTGTAATATAATCATCTGCCCCTGCTTCATATCCCATGACCTGATCCATCTCCTGATCTAGTGCTGTAAGACAGATAATGTATGTATTATAATTGCATCTCATCCACCTTACAAATTCCAGTCCATTCCCATCCGGAAGATTCACATCACAAATGGTAACATCCACATTATGATCACTTGCAATTCTTTTCGCTTTTTTCACTGATTCTGCTGAAAAAACCTCATATCCGGATTTTTTCAGTGAAAATGTAATTCCACGATTTAAATTTTCATCATCTTCAACCACGAGTATACCTGGCATAGCATCTGCACCTCTCTTTATTAACTATTCATCTTAAAATGCTTCAATGCCTCCACAATTGCACTCTCTTTATCTTCTGGACACTGCGGTTGCCTGCTATCTTCATTTTTAGGTAAATTAGGACTTGGAACAAGTTCCAAGTCTGTCGCGGCAGTCGTCGAATTGCCCTGCAAGCAGTCCATTCTCCTCGTTGCAACGCGCAAATTCCTTCCAACCTCAATTCCGCATTTTCTCTTTACCTGTGAGATACATCCGGCTTTTGTTTCAGTTGGGACAAAAGAACAACCGTCTCAACGGTATTCCCTTTGTCCCACAAAAGCTCCGTAACTTCCCCGCCATCCTTGAACACCGGAAAATTCAAACCAATCCGCTTTAGCGGATATTCAGACTCGTCATTCCTGTAAATTTCAATTTCCTTAATCAAGGCTGTGACCACATTTCTCTTTTCTTCGTCATTTATTATATTATAAACGCAGTCGAAATTCACCATGATTTTGTAAATATTCTCAAGAGTAATTGCCTGCTGCTTAATTGCATCTCGCCGAAGTCTGGCATCTTCGATTTTTTCCTCCAGCTCAACAATGACATCATATAGGGAATCTAACCGCAAGGTCATATCATGGAGCTTTCGTTCCCGGTATTTTGCATCAGCAGGGAGACTGTCAATTTCCCGTTCCAATCTTGTTTTATTCAGATCAACTTCCTTCAGCTTTGCCTGATAGCCCTCCAGTTCTTTATCCACTGCTTTCGTGTCAATCTGAACGCCAATCCGTTTTTTAATGGCTTGGGCATATTCCTCATTCCTTACGATCTCACGAATTGCCTCAATGACCATCGGTTCAATATCGGTCTTTTTCAGCATCGCCTTATATTCACAATGCTTACCCCGGACCATCCTATTCCGACTACATACATAATAGTAAATTTCTTTGTAAGTGCCATCTTTATTTGTCCATGCGTGTTTATTCGTATACATGGGACTTCCACAAACCGGGCATTTCAGCAGACCTGATAACAAATGAACTCGATCCCGCCCAATTTTTGACGGTTGCTTTACTCCGGTTCTAAGACGCTTGGCATGAGCCTTTTCCCATACCTCCTCACTAACGATTCCTTTATGCTGTCCCTCTGTCAGAATGTAATCGTCATTTCTTTTCATCTGGTAATCGTTTTTTGTGCCTTTGACTTTTTCCTTCGTTCTCCGTCCATAGGCAATTTTACCGCAATAAACCGGGTTATCCAATATCAGTTTAATAAAATGTCCTGTCCAATCCTCTAATGTGCCATTCTGCCTCGGAATTTTCCGTATACCTTGTAAGTTCAACTGATTCGCAATACCACCCAAACCGATTTCCGATGAAGTATATAATTCAAAAATCTTCCGTATTGCCACAGCCTCTGTTTCTTCAATCATCAGCTTGTTATCTTCCAGTGTATATCCGTAGGGAGCAAAGCCACCATTCCATCCACCCTGCCGTGCCTTTTCGCGCCGCCCGTTCATCGTCTGCTCGATAATATTCTCACGCTCAATCTCAGCCACAGCAGATAGTACAGAAATCAAAAGTTTTCCGCTTGTCTGAGAGGAATCAATCCCTTCTTCTATGCAAATCAGATTTACACCATAAGATTGAACCAACTCCAAAGAGTTAAGTATATCTGCTGCATTACGGCCAAACCGTGACAGCTTATACACTAAAATATAGTCAATGTCCAAGCCATCCTCAATATCTCTGAGCATTTTTTGAAAGGCAGGTCGTCCCTCAATGGATTTACCGGATTTACCGGCATCTTCATAAGTATCAACAACGATCATTTCCTCACGATCCGCAAATCGTGTCAGCATATTTTTTTGACCTTCCAGGCTGTATCCGTCCACTTGCATCTCTGTGCTGACCCTCGGATACAAAACACAGCGTTTTCCATATCGGTTCATAATTCATACCTCCAAAATTTACTTTTGGAAAATATCCTATGTAAAGCTGCGATTCTCACGCAGCTCCGTCAACCTCGCCCAGCACTCTCATACCATATTTCTCGATAATATGTGCCAGCGAAGTGATAAACGCTTCAAATTTTTGTTCCGCCAGAAGTTCTTCTGACCGGATTTCATCTGAAGGAATCAATGCGCTTTTATTCTGGATATTCTCCATTCAGAATCACCTCCGCAATTCCTAACGAAATTATAACTCTACTTGCACAGCCTGAAAATGGTACGGCCTTTCGGCACTTTTATGTAATCCCCAGACTACACAAGAGCGTCTTGTTTATGTTTTCCATGTCATCCTTGTTTAGATGACCAATATAGTTTTTTAACCTCGACTTGTCGATTGTTCTGATCTGTTCCAGCATAACAACAGATGGTTTCATCAAACCGCATCTGTCGTTTAAGTGGTAATGCGTGGGGAATTTTCTGCATTTTTTACTTACACTGGTAATTGCTGCAATAATAATCGTAGGACTGAAACAATTTCCCACATTGTTTTGAAGAATGAGTACAGGACGAGAGCCACTTTGTTCGGAGCCAATACCAGGACTTAAATCAGCCGAATATATGTCACCTCGATGGAATTTTTCAAACATCACTCTCGCCTCCTTAATATCTTAATACTTAAACAGCCGCACCAGTCTGAAAAAAATCTTCGGATAAAAACCTGGTGCGGCTACTGTTATTCTGTTCGGATTACTCGTCATATTTGCCACGCCCCCTAACGCTGGGAACATAGCAGGTCTCCGCTGGCGCGGTTGTCATAACTCCGCAGCGTCGTTTTACTCGTGCGCCGCAGGGTTCCCCCCAAGTCTTTAGGAGGCCGTGAGGAAGTATCTTTAAGCCCCCGTGCAGTCCTCGCGCCGAATCTGCCACCATCCGTTTTGTGGAATCGTAGATCGCTCCAAAGCAGCTTTGTTCATCACCTCCCTGACTGCTCTATCTTCGCGGCGTTCCACACTCGCTCGTACACGGGTTATGTACCTGTTATGCTGTCTATGAAATTGTCAAAGTGCTGTTGAAGGGGGAAAACTTGTCCTTCTTATTAACTCTGACAAAAAGAGCAAAAAACGAGCGCACCAAACGAAACTTTTTCAAAAATACTTTGCCAGCTGCTTCAGACCACGCCGGATGCTGTCACGGACACGGCTTGGGTCTACATCCTCCGCTACTGCTATCTCGCTCACACGCATACCCAGGTAATACCGAGCATAGATCCGCTTGGCCTGCTTCTCCGGCAGAGCCATCACTGCGGCGTAGAGCTGCTCCCGCAGCTGCTTTTCCTCCAGGAGCATTTCCGGCGTCTGGGGCTTCATCAGGATCGCATTTTCAATGCCGTTATCACAGTCCAGAGAGTAATGCGCTTTATAGCGATACATCCTCCGGTCATAAGCAGCTTCTGCACGCTCAGCGGCACGGATCGTCTCCAGCACATCTTCTGTTACTTCTACAAAATGATCGTTTTTATAAACATCGGGATATAAGTCCCTAAGATTGACTTTCTTCATTATGTACCTCCATTTCGATTCACGGGCGGTTGACGAGTGAATCGAAAGGAGGCGGGGATCGGCAGCGACATACTTCGGACGCTTTCCCGAAAAATCGAAAGCAAAAAACGCCAACTCCCCGTAATGGGAAATTGGCGCGACAAAAATACCTACTATTCTGCTGATTTAGATGGAACGATAATACTGATAGATAGTCATACTCCCCCGGAGGAGGGGCAAGACTTTTTTTAGCTGGTGTAACTCATGGCTATTGTGAATGACGAAAATTGACATGGCGGCATCCTCCTATGTGCCGCCGTACCAGATTGCAGGGTGTAGGGTCGTCGTTCATTTTAGATAGACGAAAGGAAACGGCGGCTCTGATTTTTTCAAAGCCACCGTTGCAAAGTGCATAACAATATAGTCGCTGTACGATGGCTTTTTTTCTTTTGCCATCGTGCGGCAACTTTTTCACTTTTCTTTTATTTTAACAGGCAATCCTCACAGAAATGTCACGGGCATACGCCATTTCGACAAAATAACAAGCTGAAATCTCACCAATCTGTGAGATTTCAATTTTTTTGAGGAAAGCCGAGAGGAAATGCCTCCTCCCGGCTTTCAATAGGTTTATGATTATTTATTGTAGCAATCTCTGCCGTTACTCCGAAGTCCTCAGCCGTTCCACCACAGTTCCCTTGTTAAAGAAGTGGAGAACAATCAGCGGAATGACCGCAGCCAGCAGCAGATAAAGCACACCAATGACCAGAACAGGAACCAATGTAATGTTCAGGGTAAAGAACCACATGGAGGGGCCATTTAATGCGCTCTTTAGCACCGTGACTGCCAGGACCGCTGCGGCTGCTCCGCCAATAATGTCTGCGCCGGCGGCATAATAGATGCCCTCATAGACCATCAGGCGGCGAAGCTGCTTGCCGGTCATACCGATGCTTTGCATGGTAGCGAACTCATGGCGGCGGGTGATGATGTTGGTAATAATCATGTTGGTAAAGTTGATCAGTCCCGCAAAGGCCATGATGCAGCCAATCAAACCGCCGATAACCAGAATCATGCTGCGGACCGAATCAAGTTGCTCTTTCAACAGCTTGGTGGAAGTATAGGCAACCGAAGTATTTTCGCTCACATAGCTGCTCAAGAATTCTTCCATCTGCGGCTGCAAGGCTTCCTCCACATTGAATCCATAAGTCAGAAGCGTGGGAGCGTCATAGATTTCCTTGAATACAGTGTCCGGCAGATATACAAAAGGAGCATCACCGGCGATGTGTGCCTGAGCGGTAGTGCCTGTGGGCGTTTCTGTTTCTGTTCCCACGAGAATCGCTTTTGCAAGGATGGTGCTGGTTTTGACCAGTTCCCCATCCTTGTAGAAGGAAATGCTCTCCCCGACCTGTAACTGATCGGTCAGCGGAGTGTTATTTGGTTCCTCTGTCAATTTGTCGATGGGGCAACCAATAATGACATATTCTCCGGTAGCCATTTTCTGCGTTAAGGTTTCGGCATCTTTTTCGCCTTCAAAAATACGCATATCCGCCCAGAAATTCTCGGAGGCTCCCATCACATTACCAAAATAGCGCCTTTCGGTATCAGAACTTGTGTACAGGCTATATCCCTGATAGCTTTGATTTACAACGCCTTCTTCCTCATGGAATAGCTCTATACCGCTTAAATCTTCAAACCCATAGTCAACCAGCACATTTCTATCGTCCTTTGTATTTCGGTAAAGATAGCGTTCATCCTCAACTCCGGGCTGTCCGGCAATCAGATCCACTGCCTGTTGTGAGAGCGTATCTTCATGGTGCTGAACGCCCTCCATTACATTAAATGCGGCGGAGTTATAGACATTAAAATCTGTTCTGGTAACACGGTTTACCCACTTTTCTTCATCAAGGCTTTGCGTCACAATGATGATAGAGTTAAACAGGACGATGCACAGAAGCAGGGAAATAATGATAAACGCTGAACGCCGACGATTGCGCCCCAGGTTGGAAAAGGCCATGCGGGACAGCTTTACTCTATTGGTACGCTTGGCACTGCTCTTTTTATAGGCGTTCTGCTCGGTGTAGCGGATCGCCTCCAGAGGAGAAATCTTTGCCGCCTTTTTTGCAGGCTTCCGGGTGCTGATAAGCACGGTCAAAATTGTAAAGAGAGCGGCAATAACAAAGATCAGGGGCGAGGTCGATACGGATGTACCCACCATAGAGTATTCAAGGTTAATGATCTCTGTCACGATAGGAAGCAGCACCCAACCGGCAAAGAAACCGGCAATCAGACCAATAGGCAGTCCGATCAGCGTGAGCCAGACCGCCTGACGGTTCACAATGCTCTTGATCTGCCGTGTGGAAGTTCCAATCGTCCGCAGCAGACCGTATTGACGAACATCCTGCATCACGGAAATATCAAAGATATTGTAGATCAGCAGGTATCCGCACACGACAAACATCAGGATAAATACAACAGCAGGCACGATGGACTCTGATGAAGTCAATCCCTGGGACATTTGATTTTCGGAGGCGAGAATGAAATTGTCTGCGCCCATATCCTCTGGATTGCCGCCAATGGAGTAAACGAACTCATTCAACTGCTGCTGAACATTTGCTTTATTCTTCAGCACGACATCGGAAAAAGTAACGCCGGACATTACATGGTCTACCGCATAAGTGTTCTGAACCACATCGGGATTTTCTTTTATAAACTGCTCTGAAACAGTCGCAACGCTCACAGAGTCATTGCTTGCTTCCCACCAGCCGGAAAGCACCATATCGTAATGATAAGTTTTCCCCCGCAGTTCAAATTCTAACGGAACCTCTGCGCCGATCTCAGGTTCTACACCCAGCGCCTTCAGCGCCAAATCCGTAGTGGCGATCTCATTCGCTTTCTCCGGTGCAGCTCCGTGGGTAGGCACACAGAAGGTCAGTTCCTGCTGCACACTATCTTCATAATTGATTTCAATGGAATGGCTGGAAGTGTTGCTTGCATAGCCAATGATACGCCGGTGTCCTGCCTGGTCCACAAAATCGCTGTTTACAAGCTGCTCGTACTGTTTCTCCGTCATATACCCCAAAGTGCCATCCGCCTTGCTGCCTTTCTGCATTTGCAGAGAGAGTTGGATGGAGGACGCCATATTGAACGCCAGGGAAGTGATAGAGGTAAACAGGAAAGCAGTCAGGATAATTGCCAGCAGTGCAGCCAGATTGCGTACCTTATTCTTCTTGAAATAGCGTTTGGATAGCTTGGTAATTACTTTGGAATTATTGTTGCCAAATAGAATGTCATTCATAGTCCCGCCCCCCCTTTACTGCACGATCTTACCATCCTCGATCCGAATAATGCGGTCGGCAAGCTGGGCGATCTCACTGTTATGGGTAATCATTACGAGGGTCTGGTGGAATTTCTGGCTGGTAGTTTTCAGAAGCCCCAGCACATCGGCGCTGGTCTTGCTGTCCAGGTTGCCGGTGGGTTCATCAGCCAAGACAATAGCGGGCTTTGACACCAAGGCGCGGGCAATGGCTACGCGCTGCTGCTGGCCGCCGGAGAGGTTATTGGGCATATTGTTCAGCTTATCCTCAAGCCCCAGCATCTGCACTACTTCGTTCATAAACTTCTTGTCTACCTTGTTTCCGTCCAGCTCCACAGGCAACACAATATTTTCAAAGACATTCAGCACCGGTACCAGATTGTAATTCTGGAAGATAAAGCCGATCTTTCTTCTGCGGAAAACGGTCAGTTCCTCGTCTTTGAGTTTGGACAGCTCCTTGCCATCCACGACCACCTGGCCGGAGGTGGGCACATCCAATCCGCCGATCATGTTCAGCAGCGTGGATTTACCCTATCCTGTCAAGTAATATCCAAAAAAAATATTGAATTTACACAAAAAGAAAGACTGCCTATTTCAGCAATCTTTCATAATAGTTTGAGTTAATCAGAATTACTCGTCTTTTAAAACAATTTTCTTCTCCACTCGATATTTAACCCCATCTTGAAAAACATAATTGTATTCCAGCTTCTGAATATCAAACCAGTCCGTAAAATATGTCAATTTAGGATAAGTATCCCATAAATATTCATCTATATAATCATATCCATCAGAACTGTACTCCATGTTTGGCCCACAAAAAAATACATAACTTTTTCCTCTCCCTACACTGCTATTAAAACATATTCCGTCATATCCTAGGCTTCTTATATATTCTGCTATAACCTGAGTTGCTACATATTCATAGGAATGATCCTCTTTTTTATCATCCACTGGAGAGGTTATCTCTTTAATAAATGCATCAAGAAAATTATTTATCCAACGTAAATCATGATCATATTCTTCGCTGAATATACTTTTGGTAGTAACAAAAGCAACTTGAGAAAAATCAATAATTGTCAATTCTTCTTTTAATACATATTCAGCAACCATTACTGTTGCATCTTTATATCGACATTCTTTATATGCCGTTTCTCTATCTGATGCAACATATAGATATGAAATACCTGCTGGACTCATTCTATTTGTTGTTGCATATTTAGGGGGTGCAGGAGCCATTTCTTTGTAAACCCCTGCATAATCCAGATCATGTAATTTCTCATCGTTCAATTTCCTTGCTCGATAATAAATCGTTCCTGCTTTTATAACAGTATCATATTCTAAAATATATGGTACTAATTCTTTTAAATAATCTCTTCTCTGGCAATCCTTATCTATATCAAAGAATCTATTATAGTATTTTGTAATATACTTGAAAAATTCCCATGTATAATACATTTTTGTTGCCTCAAGGCCATATAAATCATCTTTAAGTACCAAATTACAATTATCTATATCTTCAAATACATCTGATTCCCCTTGCTTTTTTTCTTCAAAACTTAACCCTGAATCTGAAAATATATCTTCCAATATAGTCGTATCTATAACAGCCTCGTTTAAAACATTTTCTTCTTCTACTAAAATATCTCTGATTGAATAAGGAGCTACACTCCTTCCTGTCCGATTGCAATATTGTTTCTCTTCTGAGTCCCAATACGCCCCTGTACCATTTTCTATATCTTCATACGCTTTTTTTAAACACTCTCGGATATAGGCTCCTATTTCTCCTGTAGAAATAATATTTACTCCATTGGAATTACAATAATCACATTTTCCTACATTCCTCTCCGATAAGATATATTCTTTTAAATACTTATTAGAAAAACATTTTTCACAGCAATACCTCATATCGTTCCCCCGATATTCTTATAAATTTTATTTATATCTTATCAAATATTACTAATCATCACAATCTTATTTATTTCTACTATCCTTGTTCTCAATCTACCGCTGTTTCTGTTGCATTTGAAAGACAAATTTTCCTTTAATATCCTGTCCCTGCATTTCCATCTTTTTTATAAAGATGTGCTGCTGGCTGTCAGTTTCATATTGAATTGCCACACCAAGACCCTTCTTCATAAATGCGGCAACTCCCATATCTACAAAAACCTCCTGCCCTTCTTTCTTCTGAAAACTGATTTTAGGAAAAACCCCTGATAATTTTTCCATAACATACCGTTCCATTTTTTCCAAGCTCTCAAATGGCATAGCCTGTATCCTTTGTAATATCTCCTGCAAACGTTCCTCTCTCATAACACATTTGCAATGATCTACACCAAACACCATAGCAAGGCTGTATCCACAATCCCAGGATACATGTATCTGTCCGCCATCATCTACAAACTGTACAGTTCCTAAATCACCGGGGCTCAGTTTTACATACGGATCAGCTTCCATATCTTCCAACTCTACCCGACACCCCGGTGGGTACATATTTCTTAACACAATTCTTTCCGCATTACTTATCACTGTTTTCTTCCTTTCTCCAATCCGGCTACCGTCCCAAAGACTTCTCTGGAACATTTCCCTCCAACAAATACTCTCTTTCTTTATTCCATTCCAGCACCTTTTCCATAGCAGCTTCCAATTGGTCTTCTGTCGGTTCTCTTGTATAGGTTCTATATTCCTGAAAATATTCTTCCAAGGTGTTCTGCTGTATCTCCAGTTCCTCTTTATCATAACAATCCGGCTCTTCCAGATCCTTCAACTCCTGCAAGATTTCCCAGCATTCCAAAACACTGTCTATCTCCCGCATTTCAAGCAGATAAGATAAAAATGTTTCCTCTGGCATAATACTGAAATAGCACCGGTCAAACCATTGCTCAATATACATGCGTTCATCAGAACCATTGGTATGTGTACCATAAATCAAATCTGCAACAAAGTTTTCAAACAGTTCACCGATTGACAGCCCAACTTTTCCAGACTTCCTACAGAGTTCTTCTACTTCGTCTTGATATAACCTGATAGAAATGGTCCGCTGCAGGCTTTTTTCATAGGGCTCTATATCCTCCCCTGCCTCACAAAAATGCAGATGGGTATCCATATAAATGTCTTCCATATCGCAAAATCTCCGGCTCATTGCTACATAGTCTTTATTTTTCAAATCCCACTCCAGCCGGTAATGATGTTCTCTTGCGTGTTCTTCTAAGTCTTTTCTTATGATGTTTCTGGTCGCTTCCGGCAGTTCTGCAATAAAAATGCTTGTATCCGGAACCGCCAATACTCTTTCTTTTACCACATTTGTCCTCCCTGTTTGTAAGCATTCCTTGCCACTGGCTGATTCCCCAGTACATCCATATAGAGGATAATTCCCTGCGGGTCCAGATGTACGGTAATAAATTTCTGTATTTCCTGTAACAGATCATGATCAGAAAACCCAGCCTGACAGCCTATAAAATTCCTGATTTTTTCTACAATATCCTGTTTCCGGAACTCTTGCAATACCAGAATCGGAATCGTGTGCTGACCTCCCATAGCATCATAGGGCAACGCTTTCCGCAATTCTTCCAAGAGATACCTGTAATAATCAACTACCACCTGGTCTGTTTTCCACGCTTTTTCCTTACAATCCCGGAGTAAAAAATCATACTCTTTTTTTGCCTGTTCCATTTCTTTCAGAATTTCTACTGCTTCCACAGAACAATATCCTTTCTCTTCTATCAGTTCCATCAGTTCTTCCATAGAATATGTTTCAAGATACATGGCTCTTCCCCCATCTTCTTTGCCAAATTTTCTCCTAATACAAAGAAGAGGAAGACACCGTAGCGTTTTCCTCCTCTTTTATGAAATCTTCTTCTCTACTGGAATCCAAGACAATAAGCTCTCCCGGTTCTTTCTTATCCTATTGCTTCCAGAAATTCGTCCCTGTATTTCCATACAATTTCAATATGTTCCGGATCATAAAAATTTATGACTTCAATCAGCTCATGCAGAACTTCATAAGACAGCTCTTCCAATCCCTTATATTTTACAAAAAGTTGCAGTCCCTCTGATTTCTCCTTTTGTTTTTTCTCCTCCCCTTTTAAAATTCTTGCTTCTATCTCCTGTATCTTTTGCTGATAAACTGCTGTCTTCTCCATACAGGTTTGTTTTCGTGCCAGGTAATCTTTCAAAGAAATCTGTTCTTCTGCATATTGTTCATACAGTTCCATTTTCTCCTGTTTACGAAGCGCCAGCTTCTTTTCATATTGCTTTTTTCGATATCGGAGTTTCGGAATATTCAAAGTCTGATTGGCTTTCTTTAACTGCTTTATGGTATCCTCTGCAAGGGTTACCTGCTGTCTTATCATAATTAGCACCAGTTCTTCCAACTCTTTCTGCTTATATTTCTTTGGATAACAGGAAGCATTGGGGGCTGTCGTAACACTTTTACAATAAATCGGCTTTTCTTTGTATTCTGTCCGTATCCGCATTTTCCGACCACAATGTCCGCAACGGATCAAACCTGAAAAAATATTCTCAGAAGACGGTGTCCGCCCATAATATTTTCTGTCCTTCTGTACCATGTCCTGGATCTTCTGAAGCTCCTGCTCCGTTACAATCGCTTCGTGTCCTCCTTTTACGCAAATCCAATCCTCTCTTGAAATATATCGGTACTCTCTTTTTGACGGAACCCTGGTTTCTGTTTTCCCTCTTACCGTCAGTCCTGCATAAACCGGATTAAACAAAATCAGCTTTACTAAATTTCCGTCCCAGAATTTCACAGATTTCTTTGCTTCCGGCGCCCAGCCTTTCCTTTGAAGGTATACGGTAGGTGTTTCAACTTCTTTTTTATTCAGGTCCCTGGCAATGTCTGCATAGGTCTTTCCTTCCAACCTTTGGTCGAAAATCCCCCTTACAACGGAAGCTGCCTCCATATCCAGATGAAGTTTTGTATGAACACCGTCATGGAAGCAATATCCGTATGTTGGGATTGAACCATGATATTGTCCCATTTCAGCCTGTTTCCTCATAACTTTTTTGATATTGTTGGAACAAATCTGGGGATAAATCCCATTGATCAGGTTCTTAAATTTAATCTCCGTATCCTTTCTTTCGGAAGGTTTCTGGCTGCTGTCATAAAAATCATTGATTGAAATGAAACGCACCCCAAGGAACGGAAATATTTTTTCGATATAGTTTTGTGTTTCTATGGTATCCCTTCCCAGGCGGCTCAAATCTTTGACAATGATACAGATTCGTTTTCTCCTGGTAATCAGCCCCATCATGCGCTTAAATTCCGGGCGGTCAAACGTTGTACCGCTGTAACCGTCATCTACAAAGAAGAAAAACTTTGCCCCTGCAAACTCCGGCTGGTTTTCTACAAAGTGCTGAATTAAAAGCCTTTGATTTTTAATGCTGTTGCTTTCCTCCATTTTTTCTTTATCATCTCTGGAAAGACGCAGATAAGCAAAAACAAAATCACACTGCATACGGAAGACCTCCTTCCATATTGTCTAGTTCTTTTTCCAGCTCCTTTTCAAATAAATCCCCAAACCAGAACACGATTTCCACATAGTCTTTGGAATATACCGTAATCTTTTCAATAAAGCGGTCCGCAATTCCTTTCTCTATCTTCTGAAATCTTTGGTACTTTAGAAGTTCCTCTGTCCAATCCATTCTTGCCTTCACCTGATCTAACAGGTGCTGTCCACGAAGCTGTATCTGCTTCATATTCTGCCTGGCTGCTTGCTGTTCTTCCTGATAGATTGATTTAATCTCCTGATATTCCTTGCAGTCCAACAGCCCGGTAGCATAATGCTCAAACAAGGTTTCCAGTTTTCTTCCATATTTCTCATACTTCTGTCTGGCATTTTTTATTTTTTCTGCTACCTCCTGCTCCAGCTTTTGATAAAACTCTGCACCATAGGTTTTCTTACTTTCTACAGCAAGCTGGATCTGGTAGCGGAGTGCTGCCTTGACTGCCTGATTGATGTAAATTTCATTCACCGTCCGGAAACATTCCGTATGATCTGTAAGGGAAAAGGAAGGGCATTTATAAACCATATATTTGTGTTTCTCATTACCTCCGCTCCTGCTTCTTCCAAGACGTCTTCCGCAATGCCCGCAGAAAATCCTTCCCTTAAAAGGGCCATCTGCCCCCTGTTTTTCTTTTGGGTTTGCAGCCCAGTTATCCAACGTATCTTTCCAGCGTTCCTTTGCAATTTCCTGTGCTTTCTCATAAATCGCCCGTTCCACAACTGCTTCCCAGGCATTTTCACACACTTCCCACTGCTCTTTTGGTATCATCTGAAGGGGAATATTCTGCGCAAGCATCTGTTTTGTTTTCCCATAAACAGCAGCACCTATATAAACGGGGTTCTGTAAAATCTTCCTGATACCGTCTGATCTCCATAACCGCCTTTTTTCCGGCTCCTTTCCCTGTTTCCTTTTCTGGTAGCTGTCCTCCGGTCCTAATACCTTTTTACCATTCAGTTCCCTTGCTATATCATAGCTTGACATTTCTTCAAACACATACCAGTAAAAAATCTGCCGGATTATTTCTGCTTCCTCTGGTTCCGGCACCAGCTTCTTACTGTTTTCCTCTGCTCTTTGGTATCCATAAGGAGGTCTGGAACCCCAAAACTCTCCCCGTTCCCTGGACAGCCGGTGCGCCTGTACCAGTTTCTCTGAAACTTCCCTGGCATAATAATCATTCATAAAGTGTTTCAAAATATTGGTGGTCCTGTTTTCTACACAAGCTGGGTTTGCGCTGTCATATTCGTCCATAACGGAAATAAACCGGATATTTAAGGTTGGGAAAATCACATCAATCAAATCTACAGCATCTAAGGCGTCCCTTCCAAACCGGGCAAAATCCTTTACAATGATGCAGTCAACCTTTTTATTTGCCACATCTTCCATCAACTCTTCAAATGCGTCCCTTTGGAACGTTGTACCTGTCACACCATTATCCGCATAGACTTTTACCACCAGCATTTCCGGGTGTTTCTTTGCGTAGTCTTCACAGATCTGTTTTTGGATATAAATGGAATCTCTTCTGCCATGCCCTCCGTCCTTTTCGGAAAGCCTTACATAAATATAGGTTCTCAGATACTTAACTTCCGGCTTACTGTTTTGTCTTTTCTGTCCTCTTTTGCTTACCTTAGGCACTTGCTTCCGCCCCCTTTCCTTTCAGGAAGGCTTCCACACGCTGATCCGGCTTTGTCCTGTTTACTGTTTCCAGCAGTCCCAATACCTTTTCAAATTCATCTTCAAACCAAAAATGAATGATAATGCGCTTCTGCTCATATACCTCAATCCGTTTGACCAGATTTACCAGCATTAAGCGGTCCACTTCCGTCCGGTCCCGGTATTCCAGAAAATATTCCAGCCACTCCTGCTGTTTTTCAAGGGTTTCCTGCAAGTTTCGGATTTCCCTTTGCTGGCACTCCATTGCCTGCCGGATTTCCTCTAAAGACTGGTCATACTTTGCTTTGAAGGTTTCAAATTCTGTCCGGTCCAGGATTTCTTCTGCAAAACTGTCATACAGTTTTACTTTAATGTTTAAAATTCTCTGGCTCTCCTTTTCCAGCATCTCCAGTTTTTTGTCTTCTTCCAAAAGCCGCTGTCTTGGGATTGAGGCAGTTTTTACATACGCCAGTATCTCCTTCAACTCCACCAGAACAGAAATATAATGCAGGATTGCTTCTGTCACAGCCCCTACCAGTTTTTTCTCACTGATACTATGGGAACTGCACTGCTTTTCATAAAGGGACGTCGAACATACATAATAGTGGTGGACTTTATCTGGGCTTTTCAGTACCATGCTTTCTTTACAGTCCCCACATTTTACCAGGCCTGAAAGAAGCGCTAGCCCCTTTGCACCTCTCATGGTATCCATTTTCATCAGGTTGCCCACCACTTCATATTGGTGTCTATTGATAACCGGCTCAAAAGCATTTTCATACCGTATCCACTCAGCTTCCTCTTTGTGGATCACAACCTTTACTTTATGGTTTGGCGTTGTGGTTTTTCCCTGTATCAGCACTCCGGTGTAGCGTTCATCAAGAAGGATACGACGCACCATAGTTGGCATCCAGACCGGTTTTTCCGTCAGACGGAACCCTGTCTTTAATTTCTGTTTTAAATATACCTGCTTATACCGAAGAGGCGTCAAGATCCCACGCCGGTTTAATTCTTCGGATATATCCGTCAGGCTGTAGCCCTGCATTTTCATGTGGTAAATATCCCGTACAACAGAAGCTGCCACTTCGTCCATGACCAGCTTATGTTTATCCTCTTCGGATTTCAGATAACCATAAAAAGCAAAAGGCGCTACACACTGCCCGGCTGTCATTTTGACATACAAATGGGAACGCACACTTTTGGAAGTATCCGCAGGGTAAAGGTCATTGATTAAACTTTTAAATCTCAGGGTAAGGAAATCACGATTTGGCGTGAGGCTGTCATAATTGTCATTGACAAGGATCAGGCGCACACCCATTTTCGGCAGGATACGTTCCACATACTGTAAAACACCGGAAAAGTCCCTTCCATAACGGGAAAGGTCTTTGACAATAATACAGTCTGCTTCCCCCTCTTCCAGCATACGCAGCATTTCCTGAAAACCGGGGCGGTTAAAGTTTGTGCCGGTATATCCATCATCTACACATTCTTTTACCACCTGAATTTCAGGGTGGCTCTTTAAAAAGCTATGGATTAGTATCCTCTGGTTTGATATGCTGTCGCTTTCCCTGTTATCACCATCTTCGTCAGAAAGGCGCAGGTAAACAACCGCACGATAGATTTTTTTAAGTATTTGATTTTTCATTGTATTCGCTCCTATCATTTAGATTCGTCAGCCGATTCCCTAAATGATAGAGGCTACTGGGTCCTTGCCATCATCCTACCATAGTCCAGAAGGTTTGTCCACCCTGTAATCTGCCAACAATCCGCTTTCTTCCCTATCCCTGTCGTGGCTTTACCATTTCATCTGCACAAGGCTTTGCATGGCTTCCTCTATGGTACGGTTGGTAGAAGCAAACCCAATCTTTATGGTGATCCCCTTATATTTCAGAAAATAAGGGTTCTTTCCGGACTCCAGGATTTCCCGGACCTTCTCCGGTTTGCTCTTTTTTACATCAATCTTCAGTTTCTCTACATCTTGTATCTCTTTCGGGTCAATGTCCTCAAACGTCATTTCCCGCATCTTCAGCAGTTCTTCCCGCGAGAGCATTATATCCCTTCCCTGGTACAGCAACTGCACAGATACGCATCTAAGTCCTGCTCAAATTGTTCCTGTTTCTCCCAGGTGTGCATTAAATACTGTTTCAGTCTGGCATAATCTAAAATCCCATAACCGATACAGTCTATCTGCACCTGAAAAGACTGGAGCAGTTCCATAGTCTGTAAAATTTCTTCCGGACAATAGGATAACCTGCTAAGCCCGGATACCACAATCACATCAATCATGCCTTTTCCTGCAAGCACTGCCAGCCTCTGCCAGTTTTCTTTTTCTATGGAATTACCACACCCTACACCTTCCAGTAAAGTAACCACATGGTATGTCTGCTGTTCACAGTAATGCAGGCTTTTTTCTTTTTCATAATACAAAAGCCCGGCACATGGAATGGGAATATCCAGATACACTGCCGCCCGCTGGGGACTGTTCCTATTTTCTATCTCTTTTTTTCCTTTGCAGATCCATGCAGGGAATAACATTCCTCCCTGAAAGATCTCTTTATCTTCTGAAAACAGTTTTTGTAACATCTCTCTATTCATTGCTCTGCCTCCTCTTTCTTTGGCTCCTGTTTTCATTCCAGGGCTATAAAGAAACCGGCGTTTCCCCATAGCCCTAAAATGAACCCATTTTACACACCATACTGGCAGGGCTTTCCCTGCCAGCATGTTTTTTATTTTCTCACCCCGGTGTGAACGGGAGCATGTAGGACCGGCCCGGCTGGCCGCCTGACACCCTGCAGCACCCTTTCCCGCTGCAGCATGTCCCAGACGCTACCCTGGTTGCAGTGTTTTATGCAAAGGTATCATTATCATTCGGCTTTCAGACTGCCTGCCACCCACAGCCTATGTCCGGGCGCTGCTCACACTTTCCCTTCATCTTCTACGATTCCTTGTTTGATCCGCTTCTTTTCTGCCTTACCTGCTGCCACTGCGGACAAGTGTATCTTCGCACAGCTCATGACCCTGCATCATACAAAATAGAATGTGCCGAAATGTTTTGTGTCCTTTAAGATATTTCTATAGATTAGCGTCAGAAATGACACGTTTGTTTTAAAAAAATATCACCATACTGATATTCAGTTTTCAAGGTTCTTCCCGGCTGAAAACATCAGCCTGCCAAAAGACACCATAACCCTGATGTGTTTTGGCAGACTGTTTTCGGTCTGCATTTCTCTTTATTTTTTTAACCGGATAATCATATCTGCCCAAAATTCCGTACATGCCTGCCGCATCAACTCCAAAAGCCGGTCTTCGGTAATTCCCGTAATCACGTTCTCTTCTTTCTTTTCCGGTTTTGGTTCCGGTACTTCCAGTGCTTCCTCCCGTATCTTCATTGTGAGCATGGATAAGGAAGGGGAATTGGCACAGTTGATAAAACCGATATAATGGTTCACCACATCATAATCACCTCTGCAGCTTCGGACAATATCAAACGCATGGCGGATTGCCCGTTCTACCCGCTGCCCTGTCGTGCCATGTTGCTGGGCCACCTTAAAATACAGATATGTCGTTTTAATCTTGCTGTCTTCTTCCAGAAGCAAAACACTGTCTACAATATAGCCAAATCCTTTTACATTGGCAGGCATTCCCATTTTAAATAATACTGCTTCCACCTTTTCTCTTGATAACATTTCCCTTTTCCTCCCTATCTGTATTCTCACTTCCTGCTGTCTTGCTGATATTTCTTTAGCCCTTTCTTAATTCCCTCTATGGAATAGATCAAAAGGCTAGTTTCTCTTTCATCACAATCCTGTACCAGATACCAGATTTTTTCCTTCAACATCATATCTTTTTTCGCTGTACCCATGTGTATAAAGTGTTCTTTTATGGGAATATCCATAGCTTCCAACAGCCGGATATAAGTTTTCATTCCCATAAGTCTGGCATGTGTTTCAATCTTCGCCAGATGTGATACGGAAATATCTGCTTTCTCTGCAAGCTGCTCCTGAGTCAGTCCCCTGGATTCCCGCAAGGCTTTTATGGCATCTGCTACAATATAAAGTTCATTCTGCATTCTTTTATCTCCTCGTTGATTACAGGCTCTATTATAATTACAAATCCTTTCCCTGGTAATGGACTATGGAGGCAAGATTTCCCAGTTTCATTACCATTTCTTTCCTTTTTTGGTTTTAGAGATTTATTATATCTGAACGAGTTGAAAACGATTTTTGCACCATTTACGAAAAAGCACTGCATTATCTCTTCAATTAGGCATAAAAAAGGAGAGAACGTCACATATCGACTCCTCTCCAATAGCTTCTATTCATCTAAGATATTTGCCAATACATAGGCTTACTTTTTTTTCTTTCCAGGAACCTCCGTATCTCTTCCACACTATCTAATATGGGAATGAACGGGGCAGACGGGCTGCATACTGGATCTTGACTGGACAGTTCCAGTGCATTAATAAATGCTTCTGCCTTTTTGGGGTCTTCAATCACAAGCTCTGTAAGGATACTTGATGTAGCCATATAGAAAGCACCTCTTTTCTCTCATATCTTAAAAAATTCTTTCGTAAGAAGATCCTGCAGTATTTTCTATACGCCAAGACCTGTACTCTCCATTTTTATTTATGTAGTAAAGTTTGATCCAGCATGTTTTTAATTTCATCTGGAAGACCGTCTACCGTTGCATTTTCATCTAAAAACAGTAAATTTGTATATTTTTTCGCATCATTCGGCGCTGAAAAAATATGAGTTACTGTATATGCTGTTCTACTTTTAGAAAAGCAATCTTCATCTCGCAGCGATTCTACTACAAAGCAATCGCCCTTTTGCTGCCCCTTATCATCATACTCTTTATTTAAGCATAGAGTAAAATTAAGATCTGTTGTGCCAAACTTATAAGTTCTCGTGTCTGTGACAATCTCTTCCAGCATAAATCCTTCTGAGCCAGCCAGCATTGCAATCTGTCCGATATGCTTAATCTTACGCTTACACAATGAAAAAGGGTGCTGCGGTGTAAAAAATATCTGCGAAGCCTGAAGCATTTTTTTTGCTGCATAACTATAAAACTTTTTTGCTGAAAGGTTCGTGGCCACACCTGTCAAGTGCCTAAAATTGGCAGCTTTATAAAGCACCTCAATATATCTGCCTTCAAATACATATAGAAATCTTTTACCTACTAAATGCTTCCTATACAGATCAGCAGCTACTTTAATCTCCTGTACAATTTTCTCTCTATCCTGTTGTTTTCCCATCTATCTTTTCCCAATCATCACTATAGTATAAAAAAACAGCACTGGACAACTTTTTTGTTATCCAGTGCCCATAATCTTAAAAAGCGGTTTTATGCTGGCTGTCAGCCGCGACATCCTTCCGAATGTCTAAAATGTCGCCGGTATCATTGAGTCCCCGGCGCGGACTCACCGTATCTCCCTGGTGTGGGCGTAATACCCTTCCGAGTATCAAATAGTCCCAGTAATTACCCTGCCCGGGCACAGTACAGCTTTTACGTGCCGCTACACGAAACCTTTTGGCTTAATTATATTATATGCGATACCCTAAGAAATATCAATAGTTTCCACAAAAAATTGATTGGTTGTATCTTATTATAACCCGTTACTTACCGTTTCAATAAACGCTCCCTAGAAGCTGTATCCAATACTATTTTATGAAAATCCAGCATTGCGTGCTCTTGCATCAGTTTCTCACCAAGTTTCACAAGAGGATTGGTTTCCCATTCCGAATCAATTCCTGTTTGATGATAGTATCTTGCATAAGCAAATCCCTCAGCTACCGCATCTGAATTTTCAAATATTCCCACTATTGCATCTGTAAACTGTACAATGATTGAGCTCCCAAAAATCCCCTGCAATTCTTCCGCATTCGCATCATCATATTTCTCTACATCAAAAGACAAAGAGAAATCATACGTATTCTCTTTTCCGTCTTCTGTTTCATAAGAAATTGTTCCAAAAATATCTCCCTTGCCAGACGGAAGTTCGATTGACTCTGAAAGCTCTAATTTATATTCAATGTTATTGAACACTGTCGTTGCTTCAAACATTTGTGATATACAGGTACCTTCTTTTTCATAAATATCTTTCTGTAAAAAGGAAATAGGATTATACTCCATATTTTCCCATATCTGTTTTCCCTCCACTGTCCGTTTACACAAGGAATCTAAAAGCAACATCATTGTTTCCTGATCTATTTCTTCATATACGTTCATAGTCAGCCTCCTTTTTCTTTGGATAGTCCACAAAAGCTCTGTAAGAGTTTATCTCAATTTCTAGTTACAACGTGATATTTAGTCAAATGACGTATGTACGCGCTTTCTTATAGTTGCCAATATTATATGGCGTATCTCCCAAAAATTCAATCAGAATATAAAAACTTTTACTCACACTATCCTGCCTTTACATCTTTTTTAGTCTATACCCTACATTGATCAATGTTTCTATAATATCATGCCCCATCTTTTTTCGTATCTTCCATACTACGTGTTCCACTGTTTTGTACGGAATCTGATCATCATAATAATTACTCTCCCAGACCGAACAATAGATATTCTTCTTTGGAATAACCCAATTTGGCCTTTGGGCTAAAAGATACAGAACTTCAAATTCCCTGGGCGTTAAATCTATTTCCTTTCCTTCGTAAATAACCTGATAGGACATTGGATTTAACTGCAGTTTTCCATCGCCCAAAACTACATTCTCTTTATATTCTGGAAAAACATACTTCATCTGTATGCCTCCTCTTGATTTATAAATTTCTAACTGTTCCCATTCCAGAAAGAAATACCGAACGAAATATCCAACATCCGGCACTTTTTTAGTTATTTTTACTTTTTACATAATTTCTATCTCTGCCATCTTTTCTATAATTGTGAACTTCCTGAAAAATTAACTCTCATTTTCTAAAAATAGTTTATTTCAGCCGTTTACAGTGAATTTTATAAATTCCTCGTAGAGTTAATTAACTCTCAGAATTTTACTTTAAATCCGATGGAAACATTGAAAACACTCAGTTGTTTCAATCGAGCGTTAATTTTCACAGAAGTTCACAATAATATGAATATGCTTCTTACTTTTCAGATTAGATATGTTCCGTTTTATGCAAGCGCCTAATTTTAAAGTTGTGCATATCCACCGAATATTCATCCTATAAATAATTGTTGGGAAATGTTAGAACAGCAGCATTTCTCTCTATTTCCAAAAGGAGAGTAGGCATCATGCATTACCCTTTATTTTTTAGGTTCTCTTGATTATATAAATCTTGATATACACTACAATTTTTCAATAACTCTGCATGTGTTCCTATACCTACTATTTTACCCCCATCTAATACAATTATTTTATTAGCATCCTGTGCAATTTTTACTCTATGGGTTATATATATTGCTATCTTATTTTTACTCACCTCAAAAAAACTCTTAAAAATTTTGGTTTCTGCTGTTACATCTAATGCGGAACTAGGCTCATCCAACAAATATAAATCTGCATTTTTATAATAGGTTCTTGCTAACGCTATTTTCTGCCATTGACCACCTGATAATTGACCTCCTTCATCAAACCAATTTCCTAATCCTCTTTTTAGTTCGTATCCTCTTTCGGTTTTTAAAAAATCAACGTTTGCTTTGCACAATGAATTTTTAATTTTATTTTCATCGACTTCTGTACTAATATCTCCTATATAAACGTTCTCTTCCAATGTACCTTCATACTTTAAAAAATCTTGAAAAAGAACAGATATACAATTCCTGTAACTCTTTACATCAATATTCTCCAAATCAAGATTATTAACAAATAGCTTCCCACTAGTAGGTTTATATAACCCACATAAAATTTTAAATAAAGTGCTTTTCCCAGATCCATTTTTTCCTACAATTGCAATCTGTTCGTTTGATTTAATTTTTAAATTAATGGTAGATAGTGCCATTTTACATTGAGGATAATCGAAAGATACGTTTCTTAGTTCAATTGTCTTTATATTATCTACTTTTGTACCACCTAACGCATTCTCCCCTTCTTTTATTTCTAAAAAATCTTTTAGTAATTGTATATATAAATTTGCGTTATAAATAGAATAAACATTAGAGGCAATGCTATTTGTAGCATTTTGCATCATGGACACAGCATTTAAATATGACATAGTGGTTCCTATCATTTTTTTCCCTACGTAAGCCAAATATATTGCAATAATCATTATAATTATACAAACTATATCTTGTATAAACGAAATAATCATATTTAAAACAGCTCTGGTTTTTTCAATTTCATTGGCTTGTTTTATGAAAGTTTTGACTAAGCTACAATATTTATCCAGCAAATATTTTTTTAATCCATATGCTTTTACCTCTTTAAATGCTGTATCATGTGTAAGTAAATATGTATAATACCACGCTTTTCTTTCTTTTCCACTGCGCTCATATCTCATTAGAAATTCTTTATTACCAACATAAATTTGTCCTATAAACATTAATATTGACACAGCAATCATTATAATCACAAGAATTGGATTCCATGAAAGTAGTATCATTGCGGCTGAAAATAACGAAACTAAATTAGATGCTAAGCCTAATACCCCTTGCATGGTCTGATATGGTTTATTTCCAATTTCTTGTTCTAAACGATTTATCATATCATATGTTTCTGTTCTCTCTAACATTTCCAATGATAAATCCCCACATTTTTTCATAAGAATGTAATTTATTCCATAAACTAAATGATTGTTTAAATTGTTTAAATTATAGCTTGCTAAATTCTGTAAAAGCGATTCCGAGATAATTAGCCCGAAATATAAAATCAAAAGATACACCACATATTGATATGATTGTGTCTTGTTTTGTATTTCATTTAACAACTGTTGCATTACCAATAAGGACGAAACAGGAAGAATTCCATTTATTATAGACAAAATAAATGCCAGAATAAATTTTGCTTTACATATTTTACAAATTAATCTTATCGTATAATAAATCAAAAAAATATTCCTTTTTATTTTTTTTAGCATGATTTTTCTCCTATATAGTGAAGGCGTAGCACATATAGTACTACGCCTTCGTTTTTACTACCTCTTAGAGAGTACTAGAACGGAATGTAGCAACAGCATTTACTCTGTTACCTGTACGATACTCTCCTTCGCCACCACAGCCACAGCCACAATGAACACAACCATCATCATTGCCTCTGTAACCTGCATATCCATCAGTACACATGCATGCTCTCGGCTGCACTCCTGATCCAGGTGTTCTTCCAATTGGATTTACAAACTTCATAACGATTCCTCCTTTCTTTGTAATTTAAATACATCTATGTAAATATAAACGTATTTACCTTTGTTAATGAATTTCCATTTCATTATATTGTTCCAATTCGCTTGGATTTGCCTCCATTAATGCATGATATCGTCTTAAATTGTCTTCCAAATACTTTCTTTCGTTTCGACATGAATTATGTCGATATGAAAGATGTAATCCATTAGCATCGTAGCAATTAACATAACATAATGTACATAAATTAACTGCCCAACATTCTTTACAATACTCTTTTGCTTCTTCTATAAAGTCTTCAACATAAAGTTTCTTAATTTTTTCTTTATCAAATCCCTCATTCACATTGCCTAAACAAGGTATATTTCCTACTTTTTCACAATGTAAAAATTCACCTTTTGTAGTGACATAAATCCTTCTTTGTCCCGGCACGCAGCATCCATTCATTCCATACTGTTGAATAGGTGTTTCTGTCAACAAGCGTTTGTGTATAATCATCATTCCCTTATCCATATAACCATCCGTAAACAAAGTTTTTTCTGTATTATCTGGATTTGATTTATACACTTCTTCCCATTTCATTAAAGGTTCATAAAACTCTTCCATAAACCATCTATCTTCTTTTCCTTGCGGTAAAAAGTAATCACTCTCTGACGGTCCATGATCTACCGTTGCAGTCAAAATCATAACGTCTTTGGGAATCCATTCACTTTTTTCGATAAACTCCTGAATTTTTGTATACTGTTCAAGATAACCTGGTCCCGATACAACCATATTAAATCCAATCTTAGAACTCTTTCCTTCCTTATGGAATGCTTCAAATAGTTTTTTTGCTCCCATAACTGTTTTTTCAAAGCTACCTGTCCCATTAACCATAAGCCGATTTGCATCGTGCATTTCCTGAGGACCATCCAAGCTAATAATAATATTGAAATTATTTTTGGCAAAATACTCTGCGATCTTATCATTTACCAATGTTGCATTTGTAGTGATTGCAAAGGACATATCCTCGCCAAATAATTTTTTAGCATATTCAACTGCTCTTTCAATAAGTTCAAAATTTAGTAAAGGTTCTCCACCATAAAATCCAATGTGCCTATTTTCTGCATTTTGGGAATGCTCTTTTAAAAAATCAATAGCTTTTTTTGCAACATCCCATTTCATGTTTTCATGTCCGAACGCCCTGTATTCTGGATGAGAAGGATGATAAATACAATATTTGCAACGTAAATTACATTTTTCAGTAACTTCAAGAGTAACATTCTCAACCTTATTTTCAAGAATATCATCTAACTCTGTTACTGCATCACCTGTCAGCGTTTTTAATGGTGGAGCTTGTAAAATATGTTCATTTTCCATTGCCGACTTAATTTCTGAAATTGCATCCTCAAACTCACTTTTACTTAATTGAAGATTTTTAATATCTTCGACTGGCATTCCCTCCAATAAACTTTTCAGTACAATGTAAACGTTCGAATTTAATTTGGCAACTTTTCCAGTTCCTGTATCATAAAAATAATAATTTTTTTCTGTCTTAAAAACTTTACCCAAGCGCCCAATTCTTCCATTTTTTTCGATTTCAGATACCAGCGATTCTAAAGATATTTTTTTCTGCTCTTTCACTCTAAACACTCCTTTCATTTGGATTTTTTATTATGAACCGATTATATCAATAAATCCCCCAAAATATATTTTGATGTAACAATTTCGATACTTGATGTAATAAATCCTCTATACTTTATGAATATAGCCCTTTTTCCTTATATTTACATCTGGTGCCTACAATAAGTTCGAACTGTAAGAAATAAGAAAACAGGAATCTCAATCAATGCGGAAATTAATATAGTATACGGTGTCCAAAAACTCATTCCCCCAATATGTAGGTAATTAAAATTGATAAGTTGATACAGAAAATTATTTTGCATACCAAGTCCCGCAGATGGAAAAATAGCTGAAATCCAATTTACCCCTAATGCTGTGTAAGCAAAAGTCGGAATAAGGACTATGCCAATAGCAATCAACAATACCGTCAATGTATCTTTGCATTTTGCTGATAAAAAAAAAGTACAGTAAACACAAGCTAAAACAGATATCAACCCTACTAACGAAATAACAATCTGCATCTGTGCTAAGTCCCAGTTTGGCAAGTTAATAATAGAAAACAACATTTGAACAGAAGATTGTAAACAATTTGTTCCAAATGTGATATCTGAAATTGCTAAGTGCAGTGTAATACACATAGTATACACAACCATCACAATCATACTGGAAGCCAATATCTTTGTAATAGCTAATCTGGTACGACCATGCTTTGCACAACGCAAAATACTATCCGCGCCTGATTGATATTCACCAGAAAAAATAGGCGTGATAATGGAAACACATAAAATTGCCAAAATCATAATATAAAGCTCAACATAGTCAAACGCGTCTTTGGAATATCCTGCATAAAGTTGAAATGGCATATCGACTTTTTTATATTGTTCTAAGGCTTGTTGTTGTGCGGCCGGATGATTGCGTTGCTCATTCCTCATAACATCTGCCAGATGAGTTTCACATTTCTGATAATAATTTTGTGCAACATCTTCTGGATCAATATCCATAAGATCAGGTCCTATTCCAGTTAACGGATCAGCATATAGTTCTGGCAACGCTTTAAGCAATGGACGAATAGGTACAATCTGTTTAATACTGACAGAAAGCGGAAATGTGTCACTTTCCATAGGACCATATTCGTTTATCAAACTTTGATAAATTCTCAAAGCCTCACTCACTTTTTCTGGAGTAACTTCGCCATTTATAGCAGAATATAAATCACGCTTAAATTCGATTGCCTCCATACCATCAAGTTCTGTTTTTGTTCCATCTGGGTTTGGACGATTTATGGACTCAAAAGCAATCGGCAGATATGCCATAACAACAGACATAACCAGAGCCACAGCAATTAAGATAAGTGTGCGTCGTGATTTCAGGACACGCTTTACTTCTAAACAAAATAAACGCATATTATTTTTCCTCCCTTTCGACATCTTCTTGTGGAAACAACCATAAATACAAATCTTCCAAACGCGGCTCCGCAAGAATGGAACCCTCTACTTCGGAGTGCTCTGCAAGATAACGAATAGATATTTGATTATTGTCCTCGCCTCGCTGATTGATAATCCTCAGACGCATTTCATAGTCCATCATCTTATGAGCAGGAATCGCACAGCTCCATACTTTCCCCTCAATCTGTTTTACCAAATCGCTTGTTGTTCCCACATCAATAATCTTTCCAGCTTTCATAATCGCATTACGAGTTGCAATATATTCAATATCAGAAACAATATGCGTAGAAATCAACACAATACGGTCATGGGAAAATTCCGAAATGAAGTTTCTAAACCGTACTCTTTCTCCAGGGTCAAGTCCTGCTGTTGGCTCATCCATAACAAGAATTTTAGGGTCATTCAGCATGGCCTGTGCAATTCCTACACGACGTTTCATACCACCAGATAGTTGTGCAATTTTTTTTCGCTTCACATCAGAAAGGGTAAGAATATCCAACAGATAGTTGATTTTCTTTGTGGTTTCTCTGAGCGGCACATCCTTTAGTGCAGCAACATATTCCAGATAGTCTTTGACCGTAAAATCGCGGGAATAGCCAAAATCTTGTGGCAAAAAGCCAAAGATATTGCGATAATCTGCTCCCATTTTATGAATGTCTTTCCCATCCAAAGATATACGACCACTACTAGGTGTCATAATGTCTGCAAGTATTCGCATGAGAGTGGTTTTTCCAGCCCCATTTGCCCCCAATAATCCCCATACGCCAGTTGTTAATGTAAGGCTGACATCATCGACTGCAGTTTTATCTTTGAACTGTTTGCTGATGTGTTCAATCTTTAATTCCATAGGTGTACTCCTTTCTCTTAAACAAAAAACTGTCCTTGTTCAGTAACTATTGTACCGAACAAAAACAGTTTAATCTCAAAGATATGGAACAAAATCTCCTAAGAAATTCCTAAGATTTTACTTCTAAATGCCTAATCAGAAATGGGAAGCATAATCACAAAAGACACCATCTCATTTTCGCTAAACGCAGTAATGGTTCCACCATGTAATCGTATAATTTCCTCTGCAATCGACAGTCCTAATCCTGCACCGCCTGTATCAGAAAGGCGGGCTTCATCCAAGCGATTGAATTTTTCAAATATGCCAGAAATTTGTTCAGGTTCAATAGTCCGTCCATGATTTTCAAAGTTTATTTGAACGCTATTACCACAACGCTTTGCAGTTATAATAATCTCTGTATTAGGATAGCTGTATGCCGCTGCATTTTTCAAAAGATTACTAAAAACCCTTGCCAGCTTTTCCGGATCAGCATATACAACTAAATCATCATCAACCGTAAAAGCAGCCGAATTGCCTTTTGCAGATAAAGAGGGATATATTTCATCAACTACCTGTGCCAACAAACACTGTAAGTCTACCTTTTCTTTCTTTAACGAGACAGTGTGTGCATTATATTTTGTAATTTCAAACAATTCATTGATAAGCTTTTCAAGTCGTTCAGCCTTACTTAATGCAATTTGAACATATTTTTCTTTCTGTTTTTCAGGCATATCCGGTGCTTCGTGGAGTAAACTTAAATATCCAATCACTGTTGTTAGGGGAGTGCGTATATCGTGGGCCAGATACATAACAATTTCATTTTTCCTATCCTCAGCTTCTTTTGCTACCTGTTTGCTTAACAACACAGACCGTTTAATCTGGTTAAGTTGTTCCTCTAATTCTTTAAGGGGATCAGACAATGCTACAGGATGATCATTCTGCTCATAAACTGTCTGTGTTGCGGAAATAACTTCATCCAAATATCCCCATGGTTTTTTCCAGAAGTAATTAAATATACATACAAAACCAATGATTAGATAGAAAATAAAAATCATATCTATACGCCAGTATAGCCATGATAAAATTTTGCTATCGAATTTCGGAAAAATGAATTGTGCCAAAATTTCCAGTCCTATACCAGTTACAGTATATAAAAATAGTACTAAATATAATTGTACTCCAAGCCGCTTTTCCGTAGTAAGTTGCTTTTTTTTCATAAGCACGCCTCCAATCAATTTAAAAATAAAAGAAGTGCCAACAGACCGATTATGAAGGTGCTCACAATTACAGCAATAACCAAAAATAATTTATCTGCTTTTTCTCGACTTTTTAGCAATCGAGCCACAATAGAATATAAAGCAATACCCAAAAGACCGCCTGCTGTGTTAGTAATCAGGTCGGTAATATCAGAACTACCAATAGCAAGTATATACTGTGTAATTTCCAGCAATAGACTTATTCCAGCAATTATCAATAATTTCAAATAGGATTTGCTCTTAAACAAAAGCATTTGCAGATATATGCCCATTGGGACAAAAATCAATAAATTTTCAAGAACTTCTTTTATGTGAAAATCTACTCCAATCTCTTTATCGTAATAAAATGGAATAATATTTATCTTTCTTACAGTGTCTAAATCATTGATATTGAATTGCAGCTTAAATAATATTATCCAAACCAAAAGTGCCAGATAAATCAAAAAAAGAACTGACACCCCAAATTTTCGCTTTCTTTTCATGGGTTCTCCTTTCAGATTTTATAACCTACTCCCCAAATTGTTTTGATATATTTCGGGGTATCAGAAGTATCTTTTAATTTTTCACGCAAATGTCGGATATGCACTGTGATAGTGCTGCTATTTTTTGAATAATATTCCTCTTTCCATACTGCATGAAATAAATATTCAATGCTTACAACCGTCCCGGCATTTTCCAACAAAACATTAAGAATTGAAAACTCGGTCGGAGTCAGCGACACATTCTCACCATCCAATAGACATTCATGTGTCTGCACGTTCAATCGTAATTTATTGTATGAAAGTTCTGGCTTTATTCCTTCTTCACTTGTAACGGATGAATATTTTTTGTAGCGTCGTAGCTGGGCTTTTACTCTGGCAACCACTTCCAAAGGACGAAATGGCTTTGTCACATAATCATCGGCACCTAATGTAAGTCCAGTAATTTTATCTGTTTCCTCAATTTTGGCAGTTAGCATAATAATGGGGTAAGTATATTTTTCACGAATACGCTGACATAAGGAAAAACCATTTATATCCGGGAGCATAATATCAAGAATAGCAAGATCTATATCGCCCTTTTCAATACAAGGTATTGCATCTTTAGCACAGTAATATTTATAAACAATGTAATTTTCATTTTGCAAATAAACTTCCAGTAAATTTGCTATATCCTTCTCATCATCTATAACTAATATTTTTTCGCACATACCATCATCACCCTCTTTCCATAATTTGAATTATAACAAATTTCCTTTATTTATTCATTATGATTTTCATTAAAAACTATTAAGATTTTCATAAGAACTTTTATATATACAAACACTTCTGCCTTTTCGTGCTATTTAATTATAATCCTATTAAGAATTCTTGATATCGTTATATAAAGCTCTATTACTTACCAGATGTTTTTTGTACAAGTCAACATCTATCTTAATTTCCTCTATAATTTTTTCTCTATCTTGTTATCCCATGTCCATTATCTTTCAAAGCAATTTTATGCTGACTGTCAGCCGCGGCATCCTTCTAAAATTGATTTTTAAGCTAAAAGGTATAAAAGCAAGCTAAAGTTTTCCCTTTCTTTTCTCAATATTATGTGTTAGTGATTTCATGAGATGTCACAAGATTGCTCACATCAGTTGACGCTCGTTTGGTTAACTTTCTGTCACCAGTCAGTTAGGCAATACCGCCTGTTTCCAGGCGGTACCTGCTTTATGAAGTTACCATCCTAAGCATCTCGTGTTCCACAACGAACTTGATCATATAATCATCGATCAATCGTTTCTGATTTTGAAACGCATACATCAAAGCTTTTTCACAGACACGGTTGATCATCCGTGGGATTCCTGCAGATGCCTTATGGATCTCATCCAATGCCTTGGTTGTAAATATCTCTTGCTTACATCCTGTACAGTGCATATCGATGCGTTGACGGATGACTAACTGTTTCTTCACACGCTTTCCTTTTGTATGCTGATGGCAGTATACAGGTTAATTCAGAGACAGGCAAGTAAATCAGTTGTTTGATGATTCATGAGGTCAACAACAATTATGGTATCTTTGTATTCCGAAAAAATATTCTGCATCTTTTCCTCCCACAACAGTCTTTTCTATATTTCTGTACAGTTTTACCATTTTAAATAAAAAACGCGGAAACAATAATATTTTATCATTCCCGCTAATTTTTCTCTTTTTCAACTTTATACTTTATGATGCCGATACATTGTGATATAAAAACGGTCAACGCTGTCAACGCAATCAAGGATAAATATTTTTTCATACCTAAAGCTGTACAACAGCCAGCAGCAATGAAAATAGCTCCTAGTATTTTACCTGTTACTTTTCGGCAATGTTCCTTTTCTTCTTTTTTCAACTCATGGTTAATGTTTTCTACAGGAGAAAGTTTCCATATACAAATGGAACTGACCAAAATAATCCCCCAAGCCACAAACAGCTCTAATGGATATTTGTTATTAATTTGCAAAATCATAACTTGAACAGTAACAGAGCATATAAAACAAGCCTTAAAGCTATTCAGATGTACACCACCAGCATAGGTTCTTAAAAACATAAAAACACCTGTAGACACAAGGAATTCTGGGATTGTATGCAAGTATATCGCTATACTCATACAGACGAATAGGCAAATTAACATCTCTAATCCAATCTGAAATCCATATTGATATACTGCATACAATTCCTCTGAAACTGCACCGGCATCAATAACGTATCTTGTTATTTTTTCCGATAATCTTCCCATGAAATTAAAGTTTCTTCATTTTTTTCAATGCTTCTGGCATCTTTGGCTGATGATAAATATAACAGCAAGCACTGTCCGCTGACATTTTACCAAGTTTCAGAGATAAATTTGCTAATACTTTTGCTGGCTGATTTTTTAAATTTTTAGATTTCATAATTAAAATCTCCTTTCATTTGTTTACCAATACATTACTACAAAAAATCTCCCATTCGGTTCTCTTGTAAAAAAACCGAGTATTGATGTAATTTTTCCCAAAAAGGCAGCAAAAAAGAAGCAATGTTTCTCCGGTTCTTTCTCAACATTGCCTCTTTTTTGCTGATGTATGTTTTTTTATATACCAATTCCATAAAATCAGGTTCTCTATCTTTTTCTTATATTTTCGTGTGTTATCTATTGTTTCTATATAATCGTAAGCTCCTGCTTTCAGTATAGAAAAAATATCCTGTATTGATCCCCCTTCGCTAATAGCAAGAATAGGCGTTAAATGCCCCAAACTCCCTTTTATTTTTATAATAGCCGCAAATGCCCTTTCCCTCTCTATTATCTCTTTAGTAAAATGGAAAATCACAACATCTGCCGTTGGATATCTATTGTTTTCCAACTGTTGATAAGTACACCATTTTAATTGGTGTTTTTTCCCAATAATCCTTTCAGTACTGTTATACAGTTTCTCATCATCACTAAACAGCAATATTTTCACGCTATCCATATATCAGTCCCCATACCGCATACCAAATTTATCTTTCCATTTTACCATTCTTTCCTTTCTCATTATTTTTTATGTAATTATTTCGAGTGTTCATGTAATTATTCCTGCACATTACTATATAAGACTATCCGAATTTTAAATTTTCCTGGTTCTGAATCCTCTATTACCACTGATCCATGATATTTTGCTACTGCCCGATACACAGAGGCTAAACCTACTCCATGATTTTCTGCATCTGACTTTGTAGATTTCAAGCGGTTATCTCTTGTTTTTAACAGCTTCCCTTTATAACTATTGTCTACGAACAATAATAGATTATTTTTATCAAATTTCATTTTGACATTTATATATCTATTTTCTTCAACCTTCTCTGCTGCTTCCACTGCATTTTCCAGTAAATTTCCCAATATCAGACTCAGATCAGCTCCTTTAAAAGGCATTATCATCGGAATACAAATATCCGTTTTAAAAATTATTCTTTTGTTTTGGGCAGTTACATACCAATATCCAATAAGTGAATCAATCACAATATTCCCACTATTCGATATTGAGGCAATCACCATACCGCCCTCTCCCATAATTTCTTCAATAAAACCTGTCATTTTTTCATATTCTTTATTTTCTGCATAAGCAAGAATGGAAATAAGATTATTCTTCATATTGTGTTTTATATCCCGCAACTGCAACATTGAAAGTTCTCTTTCTTGCTGATGACGTTCGCATAATTCCAGTTGCTGTTCATATACTGCTGCCATTCTCCTTAACCGCAAATCATCAGCCAACTTCATATAGACATAAAATATCAATATGTTCATACCAAGTAAAATAAGTACAGTAAATGTAGAGTTTATACGAGTACGTCCATTATTATTTGCAAATCCAAGCATAAATATATTGTTCATGATATAAATGCTTCCTGTTGGGATCAACACAAGTAAAATACTGTATCTGACCGGCAATTCCTTAATATCATCATCTGTGAACACTTTCTTTAATGCAAGAATTACTGCATTAAAAAATATTTTTGAAACGAAAGAGCCTACTTGGCGAACTGCAGCATATTGAGGGCAGTATGTTAGCAAAATATAGTTGCACAGGGTTTCCATCAACATCCAAATCGCATTAAAGGTAATTACAAATACACCTTTGTTCCACCATCTACCTTCATAAGTCATCATAACTGCCAAAAACGTAAACATAATCGTCACAGCAATATTGATGTAGGCAGGAAAACTAATAATCGTTGTTATTCCAAATTGCCAAATCACGAACAGCGTTATACCGATCACCGACAAATACCTTTTTCTCTTACGAGCAAAAAATATATCGAAATAAAAAAAGAATAAATATACTGCCCAAAGGCAAAGCAATATATCTATCCCACACATTAATACCCTATTCGTCCACATAAAACGTATCCTCCATAGAACAATATTGTTCACTAATTATCTTTCTCCGGTCTTCACTGATTGAAATTTTTTGTCCATTATCCATTACTACAGAATCATAAGATTGTCCGGATATATGTTTATAATTCACCAGAAAAGACTGATGAACTCGCAAAAAAGAAATTTTACATGTTTTAAGGGTTTCTTCAATCTCATTAAGTTTTCCGTACAGTTCAAGGATTTCTTGTTCCGTTACAATAAATATTTTTCGTTTGTTGCTTTCAAAATATAAAATATCCTTGATTGGTACTTTATGATTCATACGTTGATAACTATAGCGAAAATAAAAATCTTCACTATTAATGTCTTCATATACCGACTTAAAGCACTTTTCCATTATTTTATCTGTTACAGGTTTTACAAGAAACTGAAACGGTCTTACCTCAAAGGATTCCCTCATATAACTTTCATGGCTCGTAACATAAATAATTCGCACATTTTTATCGTATGTTCTAATTCTTCTAGCTGCCGAAATACCATCTTCTTTATCCATTTCTATATCCAGATAAATAACATCATACCTCTCACCTGCTGCGATAGCATCTGCTAAACTCTTTCCATTCCAGAATACTTCTATTTCAGTATCAACAAAATTTCTTTTAGCTATATCCTGGAGAAGTCTTTCGATTTTTCCAGTTATTTGAATATCATCATCACAAATTGCTATATTTAACATTCACTCCACTCTCTTCTGCATGTTTGCTGATTTTTTCTTCTCACTCGTTTTTTTTACTATTTGTATAATTGACCAAATCATCTCCTGATCACATGGATCTAACTCTTTATACACTTCCACTAAATCGTAATATTCGTCTAGTACTTCGTTCATTTTCATCTGCCCATTCAAATCTCTTTTTACATCTGAAACTCCCAGCAAATAATCTGTTGTTACATTGAAGTAAGCAGCAATCTTTTTCAGAATATCTACTTTTATTAACGTAACATCTCTTTCGTACTTACTCAACATTTGCTGTGTTATCCCTAATTCTACTGCAAGGATTTCCTGTATTAACCCTCTTTTCTCACGTAATTGTTTAATACGACTTTCCATAATTGCCTACCTCTTAATCATGTTGTACTATCATGCTACCCTATTTCATTCATAGCGATACAAATAATAGAAGTAATCAATTACGCAAAATATGCAAAATACGAAGACGAGCAGTGCAATCGCACTGCTCAAATCTTATTCATGTAGCCATATAAATGATGTTGTTGCGGAATATATTTCCTGATAAATAATATCCGCCATTTCACTTTCAGAAGCTTCTTTATTTTTTTCTCCTATTTCTCTTCCCACTTCATTGTTATGTAAGTCCATATCTCTATGTGCTGTTTTTGGATATCCGTCTGATTCTGTTCCTGTAACATCTTTGTCTTCATGAGCAGTTGCAAATAACTCTGCTCTTTCTTTTCCTATTAAAACAGTCATTTCAGCATTCCAAATTCCATGACGAAAAGCATCACTTCTATTTCCTAAACCATTTGTCCCAAATTTTGCCTCTGTCTGCGAAGTAGCAATATTTTTTGCTTTATTTACCTTTAGGGCATCAAAAGGATAACGAATACATAGTTTCTTTTCTGAATCTGTAAGCGCATTCCAAATATCTATAATCCCCCTTTCCACATCTTGATGATTGGCTTCCAAAAAAGACATGAGCATTTCTTCTGAATAATCTGGGTGAGTAGCCTTAATGTTCTGGATTTCTGCAATCAATTTTTCAAAATCCCTTTCTTCTGCACCAATCAAATCACTTCTTTGCTGGTCATTTTCGCTTGCCATAACAGAGAATGGAAAAGCCATTATCACCACCAGCATTAGGCTGAATACTTTAAATAGTTTCTTCATAGAATATACCTCCGATCTCATATTATGATTATATTTTACCATATTTAATGTACTATCCCATCTACATGTAATTTTTTCGATTCCCTGTGTAATAATTCCCATAGAGGCATTTTCAAAAAAAAGAATGGCAGTATTAAACAACCGCCATTCCACTCTTCATATACTTTTTACCACAGTAAAATGCAACCAAACCTGTATCTTCCAAATTTACCCATTTTTAGCATTTTCTATCTTTATTTCACTTCTATTTTTACTGTTCCTGAAAAATCATTACCTACAATCCCGATATAATTACTGCCATCTGGTAATGTTATTGTATTTTCATAAGTACCTGTTGTTTTTATTAAAGTTTTAGGTTCATTGCTACCAGAAATAATGAATATTTCAGCTTCTCCTTTTGTTATTTCTAGGTTACAAAACAATTCAACCTGCTTCCCTGCCGCTCTTTCTATTGTTGTTCCTCCAAAAAGATATTCTGTATCAGAAAATTTTTTGTACTCTGCTTGATATGTCCCCGTATAATAATCTTCCCCATAATCTCTTTTCCCTTGCAGGTTTATATCATTGGTTAATTGTACTTCTCCCACCTTTTCGACTACTGCATTATATTTTTCCAACACCTCCTCTTTTGAACACCCAGACAATAACAAGCAAAACATTAGAATAAAGAAACAACTTTTTTTCACTTATAACCACCCTTTCTTTGGTTTGACTTTTTTTGTTTTTGTACGAGTTTTTTTGTTCTCCTTTTCTTTCATTGTTGCGACTAAAATTACAGAAATAGCGACAATAATTATCAAGCTACATAAACACAATGGAAAACTCCATTGTACGGATGTATCATAACTTCTATACCCAATTAATCCCAGACTTGCAGTAATAGGATATATATTAGCCAATGTCATATTTCCTGCTGCAAACATACCTCCATATCCATACACAAAAGCAACAATGACACCTATCATAAAGCCGCCTGATAGTCTGCTTGTTATAACAATAATTGGTAATACCGCTAGATACAAAAGTAAATTTTCCAATGTTATTTGTACTAGCCCTTGGATTACCAAATTTACTGTAAATCCAGGAAAACCAACTATACACTCTGCAATTAACGTAAATATCGTACAAATAAGCCCAAATAATATTGATAACATTGCACATACAATAAGTTTTCCTACCAACAACTTTTTAAATGAAATTGGAATGGTAATAATATTCTTCAAAACATCGTCTTTTTCTTCCCGCGATATAATATATCCAGCAATCAAAGCTATGCACATTGGGAAAATCATTGACATATTATTTTTGATTACCTGCTCTATTAAGTATCGAAAATCCCATACAGATCCATCATTAGCCATAGAAGTAAAAAGTGTCAATAGAACAGAGAGTAGCATAAGAGCTATCCCCGCCCATATAATATGATAACGTTTTAATTTCAATAATTCTGTTTTTACAATAGTCCTCAATTTTATTCCCCCCTTTTCTTGTACAAACAGTCAATTAATAGTATTGAAATTCCTGCCATAATCCCAAGAATTAATATTACTTGAAAAGTTGAAGGAATTAATCCATTCATTTGTACAAGGTTCATATTAATTCCATGTCTTTTCATATCTCCAGCACTCCAAAATGTTGTAAGCGGCGTAGGAAGTAACCATAATATTGTCTTTGGTAATGCATCGAAAAGTGCTGTTGCACTCATATTTAAAACGCTATAAAAAATACATAATAAAACAGAGAAAACATAAGTACGACTAAAAAATACCACTATAACAATCAATGGTAATGTTCCTGCGGTAATAAATATTCCTGTTTCAACCGCCAGAAATATTTTGTATCCTAAACCGTATACATCTAACGTAAACATACCAACCAGAACTGTTGCTACCGTTGATGCTATGCAAAATACAACGCCTATAATAAATAGCACTATAATTTTTGCTGTAACTACTTGCGTACTGGATAGTGGGATTGTTTTAATATTTTTAAATGTATCATTATCACGTTCAATAAAAAACAACATAGCAGCTACTACTCCGATAATACAGGGTAATAAAAATTGGATTCCATACCCCAATACCATATTAAATAGTCCGTCAAATGCGTCCGCTTTATCAATATATTGCTCCATCATAGCTGGTGTTGTCATTAAATAAGCCAATGGAAGCGGAAACATAAATGCAGCTAAAGTTACTAAAAGAATAAACTTTTTTCTTTTCAGTTTTTGAAATTCAACCTTAACTAATTTAAGCAATTCCTTCACCTCCGGTCACCCTTTTAAAATAATCTTCCAATGTTTCTTCGCATAAATGAACTTCTGTAATTTCCAATCCTTGCTTTACAAAAACATAAGTAATTTCTGATCTAGGGATTGTTGTATTATATAATTGAAGTCTATTTTTATCACATATTTGAAAATCATCACATTCAAATTCTTTTCTTAAAATTTCCGCTGCGCGCTGGCTATCCGATACCATAAAATTGACATAGCGACTATTTTTTTTCGCCAATTCTTTCATACTTTCTTCTTCAAGTAAAATTCCCTTATCAATAATCCCTATATCATCTGCCAGTAATTCTATCTCTGATAATATGTGACTAGAAATCAAAATAGTTTTTCCCTGAACATCACATAACTCTCTAATAAACGAACGTACCTCTGCAATACCTATAGGATCCAAACCATTAATAGGCTCATCTAATATCAGCAAATTGGGATTGTGCATAACTGCCAATGCAATGGCCAGTCGTTGTTTCATCCCAAGTGAATATTCCGCAAATAACTTTTTATCACGATAGGGCAAACCGACAACTTCCAAAGCATCTCTTACACACTTACTTTTATTTAATCCTCTAAGCTCCGCAAAAATACGAAGATTTTCAGTCCCAGTCAAATTAGGATAAAATCCTGGTGATTCTATTAAACTACCTATATGCGGTAAAATATCTTTACTATTGGTTTCCATACTTTTCCCAAATATTTTTATGTTTCCCGATGTCGGTTTTGTTAATCCTAACAGCATTTTCATTGTAGTCGTTTTTCCTGCTCCATTACGTCCCAACAGTCCATAAATTCTTCCTTTTTTCACATGCAAGTTCATTGCAGAAACACTCTTTTGCTCTCCATACTGTTTTGTTAAATTATTGGTTTGAATAATATATTCACTCATTTTTTTATACCTCCTTTTTTTATACTGTAATTATATACCAACTACATTGAGATTTCCTTGAAGTAACCTTGAGGTAACCTTGAGATTTTCCTCTTTCTCTATACTTCTTTTTCCACAAGATGTATAATAATTTAAACTATAAAATTTTAGGAGATAAAAATATATGTATGATAAATTTATACTTATCGTTGATGATGAACAAGAACTACTCACCCTTATTAAAACAATATTTGAAAGAGCAGGCTATACAAAAATAATGACCGCAACATCTGGAGAAATGGCTTTACAAATAATAAGAGAAACTCTACCTGACATGGTTATTCTTGATGTTATGTTACCTGGTATGGACGGATTTGAGGTATTGCAAGAAATCAGAGCCCTCAGTAAACTTCCGGTTCTTATGCTGACCGCCAAAGATGCAGCCGAAGATCGTTTTTCTGGTTTTGAATTGGGAGCAGATGATTATTTAATCAAACCATTTTTGCCTAAAGAACTATTGTTACGTGTTCAAGCTATTTTAAAAAGAAGTTATCCTACAGAGAAACGAATTATAGAATTAGAAAATTCTTTTATAGATATTGATAAGGCAGAAATACATCGTGAAAATAAAATTATTCCTTTGACTGCTAAAGAATACAATATATTATTAAAACTTGTAGATAATGCCAATCACATTGTAACAATAGGAACTCTTTGCCAAACTGCTTGTGGTGAAATGTGGCAAGGGTATGAAACTACCCTCATGACACACATTCGGCATCTTCGAGAAAAAATCGAAAAAAATCCTTCTTCTCCTGTTTCAATGCTAACAGTTAAGGGGCTAGGATATAAATTGCTAGTGAAAGGAGTAAAATAATGAAGCTTGCCAAGCGTTTTTTTAAAAAATATCTTCTTTCCACCCTTATTATATTGATTTTATTTTTTGTACTAAATATTATTTTAATATGTGGGACTTTACTCATGGCATGGAATAATTCTACTGATCCAGATATACCCGTCCAAACCATTAGCAAAAATATCACGCTCAATGTAGATGGAACAATTTCTTCTACTGATTATATAGAAAATATTCTAAAAAATAAAAGTGCCTGGGCGATGATTTTAAACGAACAAGGAAATGTCATTTGGGAAAAATTTTTACCCGAAGAATTGCCAAGAACCTATTCAAATTTACAAATAGCCAAGTTTAGTCGGTGGTACTTACAAGAATATCCTGTTTTTATCCAAGAACATTCTGCCGGCTTATTGGTTATCGGGTGCGAACCTAATAGTATAACAAAATACAATTTTTCAATAGATATTAATTATATTCACAGCCTAATAGTCGGTATCTTTTTAATGATTTGTTTTAATATATTACTGATATTTATATTATTCTGGCGTAATACACATAAAATAGAAAAATCTATAGTGCCAATCATTGACGGTATTGACTCTATTGCTCAGGGAAAACCCATTACCCTTTCAGAAACAGGTGAACTTTCAAGTATAAATGCTGAACTAAATAAGGCTGGAAAACATCTTCTACAAAAAGAACAGGCGCGTGCCGAATGGATTAATGGTGTTTCGCATGATGTCCGGACACCTCTTTCTATTATTTTGGGATATGCTTCTGAAATCGAAAAAAATGAAGATGCTTCGCAACCTGTACAACTACAAGCAAGTATAATTCGTAAACAAAGCGAAAAACTCCGTAGCCTAATCGCAGATTTAAATTTAACTTCAAGACTAGAATACTCTATGCAGCCTTTAATAAAAACCAGTTTTTCTCCTGTGGAAATTGCCCGCCAAGTAATCATTGGCTTTATGAATGGACCAATAGACAACAAATATTCTTTTGACTTTCATTCATCATCTGATACGATTCCAGTATTGATCAAAGGAGATACGGAACTTTTTTCAAGAATGCTAAGCAATCTAATTCAAAATTGTATTAATCATAATCCTCATGGTTGTGAAATAACAGTTGAAATTTTAAAAGAAAATGATACCTGTATTATTTCCGTCATTGATAATGGTGGCGGTATGACTTCTACACAAATAGAAAAAATGAATAGTGGTATTTTTCCTAATAATATGTACAATTCAAATGGGGAGTCTGTTCATGGATTTGGTCTAAAATTGGTTTACCAAATATTAACCGCCCATAACGGAAATATCAAATATGAAAATATACTTCCTCATGGCTTAAAGGTCATATTAGAGATACCTATTGAACATATTGATCCGTATGAAGAAAAGATCTCTTAAAAGAACAGGTGAAAGCCATTATCTGACTTTCACCTGTTCTTAATTATTTACACTATCATAATATGCGCCCTTTAACTGAAGTAGTTCCACATGTGTTCCGGATTCAATTATTTTTCCTTTTTCAACTACGTATATTGTATCAGCATCTTGTATGGCATTCAGTCTATGTGTAACTACAATCTGGGTAATATGTAGTTGTTTCAAATTATTACATATTCTTCGTTCTGTAAGAGGATCTAAGTTGCTTGTGGCTTCATCAAAAATAATAACTTCCGGTTTCAGTGCCAATGCTCTTGCTATAGCAATACGCTGTTTTTGTCCTCCTGAAATGTTCTGTCCATTTTCTCCCACAAATGTATTAAGTCCCAATGGGAATTTTTCTATATCATCTTTCAGTTCTACTAAATCTAAATAATGATATATTTCCTCATCTGTCAACGTATTTGTAATATCCACGTTTTCTCTAATTGTTCCATTCATTGCCATTGGAACCTGAGTAACTATGGCAAATATCCGATCTATATCCTCTTTGCATATTTGTTTTATATCTTCCCCGTTTACTAAAATTTGTCCTTGATAATGAGAAAAGACGTTCAATAATAATTTTGTAATTGTAGTCTTTCCACTTCCTGAACTTCCTACAAATGCTATCTTCTCCCCCTTTTTTAGCATCATACTAACATTCTCTACATCTGGCTTCGTGCTTCCATAGTAAGAAAATGTTACTTGCTGCATTTCCATAGACTCAAATGAATTAATATGCTGAGTACCATTTTTACGGTTAGATTTATAATTCATTAACTCTTTTAAACGAATCATTGTTTCCTTTAAAACATTAATTTGAGGTACCACCAAAGATAGAGTTTGAAATGGACCTGTAAAATATCCGGCAAGTGTGACAAAGGCTATTAACGTTCCTAATTCCAACCTATTATCACAAACCAAGTATCCTCCTATAACGTAAAGTATCAATGAAGAAGCTATTGAAAAAGCCCCCACCACCGACTCCATAATATCACTTATTTGTACACGCTCACGTAATCTCTTAATTAAATGCTTATAATCCTGTTTCAGACTATCACTCAGCATATTCTCTATTCTCATGCACCTTATTTGCTGGATATTAGTCAAAGTTTCTACCATTCGTGCCTGTAATGCACTCTGATCTGCAATATAATTTTTAACCTTTATTCTAGCTTTTTGATTTAAAATCATTACTATTGTTATCTGTATAACAGTCATTACTATTATAACTGCAAACAATGGTATTGACTGTGTTATCATCATTATTCCGCAAAAAACAGCAGTAACCACATCTATCACTGTTGAAATTAGAGCTGTTGATATAAATTCGTATATATCACTGACACTATTAAAGCGATTTTCAATATCTCCTGATGAATGGCTTTCAAAATAACTTAAATCAATATCAAATATTTTATTCAGCATTAAAAATATAGTATCTTTGTATATATTATTCTGTAAAATAAGTATTACCCTTTTTTTAGCTAAATTTGCAAGTAAATAACTTAATGCCACTGATAATATCAGTAACGCATATTTTACAAAATTGAAGCCTAATGTATCATACGTTATTTCATTGACTATTTTTTTTATAATGAGCGGTGGAATCAATATAATTCCCTGTGTAACCAACGTTAGAATACTTGCCAGAAATAATTTGCTTTTATTTATAGGTATAAGAAAAGACTCACGTTTCTCACGTTTATAATTCTTTTCTGTTGGTCGAACACATACAAGTACATCTAAAAAATTCTTTTTAATAGATGAATAATCAACCTTTTCTTTTCCTTTTAAAGGATCTAAAAGTATATATTTCCCATATTTTTTCTCCGCAACTACAACATAATGATTTTCTTTTGAACACATGATAATCGGTAAACATTTTATCAAATTTTCTTCGGTTTCGTAGTTTCCATACGCCTTGAATGAAAAATTATGTTCTTCCGTAATTTCTTTCATTTTTGCTAAAGACATACCATTTCTTCCAATACTTGTTGTAGCTTTTAATTCACTAATATCTATCTTATATTTATAATATTGGAAGATCATTGTCAATGCTGCTATACCACAGTCTGTTGTCCCCATCTGGCGAATCAATGGCACACTTTTTTTGTGCATAAATACACCTCCCTAGTATAATAAATTAGTATTGGAAATAATAAATTCTATTATTTCCAATACTATCATTTTAGACTTCCAGAGCAATTACACAAGGTAAATCTTTTTTTATATCTCGCAGCAAAGAATATCCCATGCCACATAGTCCTGTCATAAATCCTTGCAATTTATATCCATATAGATACGCATTATCGCAATCAAATACACCATTACATACATTCTCAGCAATAATATCACGAATATCTACATAATATTTTTCTATCTTTTTATCTGAATGGTCTTTTAAATATTCAAATAAAATTTCTGTATTACCTAAATTACCATGACATAGACAATTGTTTCCTAAAATTCCCTCTTTTAATATTGTATTCACTGCTACTTTTATATCATTTTCTATCAAATCCGAATACCGCCCATTCAATATGACATTTACTTTAGATCGGCTAAGCAATATGCCTGCAGCGCCATGACACCAAGCAACGGTAAAACTTCCTCCATCAGATGCTTTTTCTCCTGCATATACCCTTTCGTCTTTCCAATTTCCTTTTTCTTTCACAAATAAAGAATTTTCAAATTTAATGCCATCGAGCAGTGATAATAAATACTCCTCTTTCTGAGTCACCTGCCATAGTTTTGCCAGTGCTAAAACTATTCCAGATGCTCCATGTGAAAATCCCGCTAACGGCGAAGTTCTTCCATCTCCATTCCATCCGCCTTTAATAGAGCCTTCCTTTTCCTGAGCATTTACTATTATATCTCCTGCTATTTCTGCCGAAGCGATATACTCTTTATTTCCGGTTAGCTGATACATATTGATCAATGTAATAACTGCGCCTGCATTACCATAGACAAGATCAAAACTGTTATCTCTGGTAATCGCTTTCTTTAATATTTTATAGTGCTTTTTTGCATAATCCAAATATTTTTCTTTATTTGTAATTTTATACAGTACCTCATAAGTGTACATTATAGACGCTTCTCCACCAAAGGCGCCACTGCTTTCATTTTCTATTCCCTCATTTCGTTCACACATCTCATCTGTGTATGTAAATAATTCCTTTTCAATCGCATTGCATATAATAAGGTACTCCTTTTGGGGATCAACAGTATACAATGCGTTAAAGAAAATTGCTAGCCCAGACATTCCTTCATATAAATAGGTACCAAGTGGTCTTATATCCCATGAGCAGTCATCTTCATTTCCTATTAGAGTAACACCAATCCAATTAACTTCTGTTCTATCTTTATTAAAAACAGCAGTTTTTATAAGAGAATCAGCCAATTTCTGAACAGCTTTTAACAGATGAGCCTTATTTTTTTCTCTGTGCGGAATCATTTTCATTTGTTGAAGCTCTATCTTTTTATCCTCAACCTGAAATTCGTTTATCTCTGTCAGAATAATATTCATGAACATTAATTGCCTTTTTAAATCATCTTCATCTAACAATACTATCTTTTTCTTTAAGTGTTCCAAACTGGTATATTCAAAATAGTCTTCGATTTTCTCACCTTCTGATCCGAAAAGAGATTTACCTGATGTATTGAGATAAAAATATGGAATGTCCATGTTTAACATGTCTTTTATCTCACATTTCACAACACCTTTATCTCCTTGTGTAGCTTCATACTGTTTAAATAAACTACACAAAAACATTTGTCTATCTCTTCCATCTTGCATAAAATCCGGATGAAAAGATGTGTGTAATAACATAGAATATCTTTGGGTATCCTGAACTAAATGGCGAATATTTAAATTACCAAACATATCGGCATATTCAAGAAACTTTTCTTTGTTCTCCAAAACATATTTATACGCATCTTCAAATCCTGCATTTATTTCTTTTAGATAATGAAATGCTGATACATTTTCTCCATCTAATTTAACAAGATTTTGATTTACTCCAGTTGTAGGATGTTCATATACAAATCTCATATTTGAAGTACATAAATCCGCTATTTTAGGAATAACTATAGGATATTCCTTTCCCTCACTACCTTTAATTGCACTCATATCTACGCCTTGGCCCAAATTTGAAAACCTATAGTGTGGCAATAAACCTGAGTATAATACTGACTCATGAAGGATATAATTTATTTCCTCCTTTGCAGAATTTGTTCTCCCTCTTCTACGGTTATCTAGTATAGTTTCTGCATCTATAATAATTGGATATTCTCCTGCGGCAATCACATTTTCTTCATGTAAATCATTTGTATTAAGAATATAACTACCGAAAATCAATATTCCAAATCTATAAAAATACCGTCTGATTTCATCCTCTGTTTTACAACTTTTATAATATACAAATTCCTCCCAACCATACTCCTGACAATCTAATATTTTTGGTTCATACATCTCATATTTACAACCAGCATTTATCTTTCCCAGAAAATCGAAATACACTTTTTCAATTTTTAATGAACGTGGTTTATACACAATTTTAGTGCCATTATCCAACTTAAGAATACTTACCCCATTCCCTTTTTTATGAGAATCCGAGATATTAGAACTTATTTCAACTACATTTTTAAATTCTAAACCTCCACAAAATTTATTCGCAATTTCATTTTTATCTTTATTAAGTCTTTCTAATAAAAGTACATAATAAGAAGATAAGTTTTCTACGGTTTCTGTAACTGAACGTAGTAAACATGGATATATATTGAAAAGCTCCTGTTTATACGATTTCTTACTTAAAAAATTATTATTATAATAATCGTATTCTTCCTCTGAATTTCTTCCATTCAGTTTTCCCGTCTTCTTACAAAGATACATTTCAAACATTAATATTCCAAGACTGATCTTCCCTAATCTCTCTAATAAGGTATTTGCGTATGTATCTATAATAGAATCCGTCAAAAAAAGACTTGTTCCATTTTTTAATATGTCTATTCCGTAATTGATTAAAGGTATAAAAAAATTATCAAATGCCAATTTTTCTCCTTTGAATCCGGAATAGTTATAATTGATTGGTTTTTCAAATAATTCTATTTTTACCTTTTCCATTTCTGACATCACGTGATTGTTTTCACATACATAATTTTCAGAATTTAAAACTTTTACTAAATCAATACCATAACATTTCTCAGCAACTCTTAATGTATCTTCTCCTAAAATCTTTTTCCAATATTCAAATATATCTTTTTTATTTTCTGCTTCTGATGTTGTATAACTTCTTTCTGTAAAATATGATGCTCTCTCAGTATTCATGTTCTTAAACACCCCATTCTGCTTTCCATTTCAACTCACAATTCGTATCTGTACTGCACAAACTTCAATTAACGCTTACCCTCTTTATCAACACCTGTGTTTATTTCTTAGGGCAGCAAGGTTTCAGCAAAGTACCAAAATAGCATTCTGCTGTACTTGTACATAAAACTCCGCCGGAATTTCTGGTTTCACCAGCTCCTGCTACAAATTTGTTTAAATCTGCTTCCTGCAGCTCCATCATAACGTTACCAGCTGGATTGCTAAAGTTTTCTTCTCTTGTAATAGGATTTCTCATTTCACTCATAATTATTTCTCCTTTCATAAATCAATTTTGTACAGTACAGATACTAATTCTAAATTGAAATGGTTGAATTATTTTCTTCTGTTCCTTACATTTTAGATAATACACCTTTTATTTCTTGAAATTTTATTCATGTAATAAAATCGACTGTCTATGTAATTTTTGTTAGAATATTAATAGTTTTGTTTTTTCACATCTTCCATATAAAAATATTACTGTCTACCAACGTAACCGTTCAAAACAAAAATCTTTTCTACAATGTCAAAAGCGGATATGCGCTAAATCGCATATCCGCTCCAAATTCTTTCAAACCGCAAATAATATTTCCCTATATATTCTCTGCAACTCTCATAATATTCAATTATCCCACCATATTTTTCGATATTTGCTAGGTGTCCTCCCATACTTCTGCTGAAACGCCTGGTTAAACGTCCATTGGCTTTCAAATCCGAATTCAAGATAAATATCCATAATCCTTTTATCTGTATTTTCCAGCAGATTGGAATAATAATGATGTAATATTCATCACCAAAAATGATTATCAAATTTCAACAAAAAGATGTAAATAATATCAAATACACCGTCTACCTTTTACCTCAATTTTTTTAATCAATCTTATTTCCGCTTACCAACATTTTCTTTTTTTAAAATTTTAGAAGTTTTTACAAGTGCTTCTATTAAAGTTAAACCTGTCAGAATTACAGCAACCCCCATCATAAATAATGTCCATGCTTTGCCCTTATCAAAGGTTACCAAAATAGCTATCACAGCTACAGGCATGTTTATATATCCTAAACTTGTTGCCCATTGAATAAAAAAGTTCGGCCAAAACTTTTTCTCTTCTTCCACTTCATTCACTGTTTTCACTTTTTTGGCGAAATAAAGCATACAGACTATAGATACAGCTATCAGTATTATTTTCCATACACAATTAACTTTCGTTTCCTCTGGTGGAAAAAAGGTATCTATCATGATAACTGCTATTCCAATGATAAATGCTATTTCACTATACAATCCTGAATAAGCGGAATCTTTCATGTCATTTACTTTTTTCTCTAAAGCAGTAATTACAGATTGGTGATACTGTTTTGCACTTTTCTTATTTCTGTTCATGTAATAAATCCTCCATTAATAATAACATACTATTTCATCTCAATTATATCTCCCAAAAACTATAACTTTTTCAACCGATACCCCACATTGACCAACGTTTCGATAATATCATGTCCCATCTTTTTTCTTATCTTCCATATCACATATTCTACTGTTCTGTATGGTATCTGATCATCATGATAATGAATACCCCATACAGAATGATAAATATTTGTCTTTGGCATTACCCAGTTTGGCTTTAAAGCCAGTAGATATAAAACTTCAAATTCCCTGGGTGTCAGGTCTATCTCCTTTCCTTCGTAGATAACCTGATAGGACATTGGATTTAACTGTAATTTCCCGTTGCCCAACACTACATTCTCTTTATATTCTGGAAAAACATACTTCATGTGTATGCCTCCTCTTGATTTGTAAATTCAACTTTTCTCATTCCAGAAAGAAATACTGGACGAAAACTCCCCGCCCAGCACTTCTTCAATTATCAGTTATTTTAATGCACTCTCTATATCCTCCGCTGCCTTTTCCATAATTTGAAGATACTCTCGGAGCTTTTCAGACTGGATATTTTCCTTTTCTGCAAGTGAATTGATCAGAAAACAACTTGTTTTTATGCAGCTTAGCGGATTTCGGATATTGCTCTGCAGTTCCGCCCGCATAGTACGATAATCATTTTCTATATCCAGTGTCCTTGTTACTGCCCTCTCACAAATATCCAGTAGTTGATTGATACACTCTGCCAACTCCTGCACCGGATTATTCAAATACCTGCACCTAACTCTTTGTTCCAAACATTGTTCAGAAAGAATACCATTCAAATCATTTAACAGCAGTCTACATTCTCTATCACATTCCATTTCTACAGTTCCATTCATGCGCGATAATCAATAATAGAAAATTCCTTTTTCTCAGGTCGGTATTTGTATATAAGATCATAGGCGCCATAATTTTCGTCTAAATCTTCACTTATGTAAAGAGCAGCTATCCCCAAACTTTTTGCTGCATGATAAGTAAGTATTGCAAGATCTGCCTTACTCTGCTCTTGCATTCTTTTGAATAAATCGAATATCACAACAACCTTTCTGCCTCCAGAAAAGGCACGCGCACAGATACATCTCATTTTTTCTCTATGATTAAGATCCGAAGGATATTTTTGTAATAAGTGGCCTATGTCAAAAGCCTTAACCAATTCCTCTATATTGGATTTATCTCCATCTAACAGACTTGGCATAGAAATGTTTTCTTCAACCGTCATAAATTCAATCAGCGGAAACTCTTCTGCCGCTATTCCAAACAAGCGCCTGTTTAAAAGAGAACGACTATTTTCGTCCAAATCAAGCCAGTCTTTATTACATACAAATATCTCTCCTGTTTTTGGTTTTTTATATCCGCAAAAGATTTCAAAAAGTATCCGTCCAAAATTTTCCCCACACATAAAATAGCAAACTTCTTTGGAATTTACCTCAATGTTTAAATTTTGTATATGGGCTTCCTCATCTGCCATATTTTCAACTAGAAATGGATACATAGTTTCTCTCCCTTTGTAAGCGCTTAGATCTTGGGTAGCTTTACTGTCTACGTTTTTAAACTCATAATGATAGTAAATAGATTTTTACTACACTCCGCTTGATAGGAGATAGAAATTTACTACATTTGGAGGTTTCATTATGAGTAAGAAACGTGCTCCAGGGCGTTCCCTGGACGAATGGATGGAACTGGTAACCGAATGCAGACAAAGTGGCCTGACAGATGCTGCATGGTGTAATGAGCATGGGATATCTCCCAGCTGTTTTTACAATGCAGTTACCCGTCTCCGCAAAAAAGCCTGCCAGATACCGGATCCAGCACCCAAAGCCAGCACTCTTGACCTTACATCCCATAAACAGGATGTAGTCCAGATTGCTATAGAACCGGAGTCTTCTCCGGCAGGGCTGATCCCAGATAATGGAAACAGACCTATGCACCTTGACAATTCACATACGATTGAAATCGAAGCAGACGGATTGCTTATACGAATGAGTAATGAGATCAAACCGTTACTTCTGAAGATGCTTATGGATACACTTAAGGAGTCGTTATGTTAGCGGACATCTCAAGTGTTGATGCGATCTATATCGTCTGTGGCAGAACAGATATGCGCAAGTCCATTGATGGATTATGTGCGATCATCCAGGAACAGTTTTCGATGGAGATCGACCATGCACTTTTTCTTTTCTGCGGTCGTAAATGCGACCGTATCAAAGCTATTTTAAAAGAACCTGACGGGATCGTTATGATCTACAAAAGACTGACCGCCCAGGGATCTTACCGGTGGCCCAGGAATAAATCTGAGGTCCGGAATCTTACATGGCGGGAGTTCGACTGGCTGATGTCTGGCATTGATATTGAGCAGCCCAAAGCGATCAAGGCAACGTAAAAAAGATGCACATAAAGCTCTTGCTTTTTGCTGTATTTTCGGCACTTTCAAGGTCTGGTAAATCCGCTGTTTTGCTGGGAAAAGCCACTGTTTTCTGGTATAATGGAAATATCAGAAACAGGAGGAAAAAGCAGTGGCAGACAGTTCCAAAGATATCCAGCTCCGTGAGCTGAAGGACATGATAAACGATCTCAAAAAGATGATAAAAACACTTCAGGCAACTGTCGATGCTGCCAATAAACGGGAAGCGGTTCTCACCCAGGAACGGGATAATCTGAAAGAAGAGATAGACCTTCTCCGAAAAAAACTGTTTGGCATCTCCAGCGAAAAAAGAACTCTCGATATTCCAGGACAGTTAAACTTTTTCAACGAGGCTGAACTGGAACAGGATCCGGAGTCTGCAAACGCAGAGGATCTTGAAACAATTCTTCCGGAAAAAACAGCAAAAAAGCGAAAAGCAAGAGCTACAGATGCGGAGCGTTTTAAGGGAGTTCCTGTTGAAAAAAAGTATCTGAAGCTTTCTGGGGAAGAGAAACTCTGCCCTGTCTGTGGTACCCCGCTGAAAGAAATCGGGGAAGAGTTTGTCCGCCGGGAACTGGTTTTTGTACCGGCAAAACTGAAAGTATATGAATACTACAGTAAGAGCTATGAGTGCCCGCAGTGCAGGCTTCAGGATATTCCGGTCATCAAAAAAGGAAAAGATGGCAGAGCCCATATGCTTTATGGAATGGCTTCTGCCGGAACGGTTGCCTGGGTAATATACCAGAAGTTTTGTAATGGTCTTCCATACTACCGTCAGGAAAAAGACTGGAAACAGTATGGCGTGGAGATCACCAGAGCTACTATGGCAAACTGGGTGATCCGAAATTCTGAAGCATTTTTTCTTCCTATGTATGAATACTTCCACAGGAAACTTCTGGAACGGGGATTCGCGATGGCAGATGAAACGCCACTTCAGGTTCTGCATGAACCGGAACGCCGTGCACAGACCAAGTCATATATGTGGCTGTTCCGCAGCGGTGAAGACGAAGGACCATCTATTATCCTCTATAAATACTCGGAGACCCGGGCCGGGGATAATGCCGTAGATTTTCTTCACGGCTTCAAGGGTTATCTGATGTGTGATGGCTATAGTGGATACAATAAAGTTCCAGATGCCAAACGCACAGCCTGCTGGGCACACATCAGAAGATATCTGACAGATGCCATTCCCAAGGGAAAGGCTCTGGATTATACCCAGCCATCCGTACAGGGAATGCTGTACATTAACCAGCTCTTCCACCTGGAAGATGTGATCAGATCAAAGTGTTCTTCCTTCGATGCTATCAAAAAGGCTCGTCTTGAAAAAGAAAAGCCGGTAGTAGAAGGCTTTTTGTCGTGGCTTGATCAGCAGAGCCCTATCCGTGGAAGCAGAATGGATAAAGCTGTCACCTACATTCAGAACCGCCGCTCCTATCTGTCCACCTATCTGGAAGACGGCCGCTGCAGTTTTTCTAATAATCTCAGTGAAAATGCGATTCGTCCGTTTACAGTAGGCCGTAAAAATTGGCTGTTCTGTGACACACCAAACGGAGCCCAGGCCAGCGCTATCGTGTACACAATGGTAGAAATGGCAAAAGCCAATGGAGTAAACGTCTATCACTATCTTACTTATCTGCTGGAAAAACTGCCTGATGACAGGATGAGTGATGATGAATTAGAACTTCTGGCGCCATGGAATGAAACTGTCAAAGCTGAGATCGAACGTCGTGCAAACGAATCAAATCAATCATATGTGAATTGTCAAGGTGCTCCGGCTACTGAAAAGTAGTCGGGGATTTTTCTAACATACCTAAAAATTAAGCGCTTACCTCCCTTTGTATTAAAAAGGCACTAGATAACAGAAAATTCTTACCTAGTGCCTTTTTCTAAACTGCCTTTGTCTGTATTTGCAAGTTTTACCACCAGCTAGTTACTACTGCTGTACAGTTATTGTATCCACTCTCCATACAATCGTGTAAACAGTCATCAGGATCACAGTACTGTACTTCAATTTCAAATATTTCTTCCTGTACTGTTCTTTTTAATTTCTCCATAATAACTCCTATCTCCAACCGGTAATAATCGCATCACAGTTATTGACCCCTGAGTGTATGCAATCATGCAGACAATCATCAGGATCACAATACTGTACTTCAATTTCAAATGTTTCTTCCTGTACCATTTTTTCTAATTCCTTCATAATGACTCTCCTTTATCTCCAACCGGTAATAATTGCATCACAGTTATTGACCCCTGAGTGTATGCAATCATGCAGACAATCATTAGGATCACAATACTGTACTTCGATTTCAAATGTTTCTTCCTGTACTACTTTTTCCATTTCCTTCATAATGGCCTCCTTCTACCTCCAACCGGTAATAATTGCATCGCAGTTATTAGTTCCTGAGTGTATACAATCATGTAGGCACTCGTCTGGATCGCAATACTGCACTTCGATGTCGAATGTTTCTTCCTGTATTACTTGCTCTAAAATCCTCATACTCTTTCGCCTCCTTTCCAAGTAATTTTATATTTAATAAACTTAAATATCCTATCCCTCAATTCTAAGTTTTTCTACAATACTGCCTTTGCTAAATACCTTATATAATAATTTAGGTAAAAATATTGTTAGTATAACAATATTTCCACCTATAAGAATAGCTGGCCATATTACCATATCAAAATGCATAAACCATGTATCTTTACAAATCGGACCAATCAATAAAAATCCCGATACTAACGAACACACTAAGCCTAAAAGAGCTGCATAAACAGAATATAGCAGACTTTCTCCTGTTATCAAAACTTTAATCTGTTTTTTGCTCATTCCCACACTTTCCATTATGGCAAATTCTCTTCTCCGACTCAAAATATTTGCAATTGTTAAATTCAAAAAATTGATAAGACCTGAAATTCCAATAATACAACTAACAACAATTCCCACTGCATAAATTGTATTTTTCATACTTTCCATATCCTGTTTTATCAACTCAGCAGAATTAAATCCAACTTTTCCTTCAAAATTTTCAACGAATACTTCAATCTCCGATGAAATTTGTTTCATATTTTTTTCATCGACATTGAATGTATAATTCATGATTGTTGGATTTTGATATAAATCTACAAATGATTTTGAGGAAAGGTAGAACATCGGTGCATCTCCTCCAACAATATTTATACCTGTCGTCATATTAGGAGCCTCATATTCTGTCGGGCTAACATACGCATGTGCAATAACCGTATAAAGTTTTTCCTCACCATCAACAAAAGCCTTTATTTTATCACCTAAATTGCATTGAAATTCTCTCGTATCTTTTGAAGTACGTGAAACTGGCAATGCTTCTATCAAGAAATTCTCTTGCTCCATTTTATGAAAAATACTATTCTGCTCTATACCTGCAATAGAGTCTACTAAATTCATTCTCTGGTAAACATTTTCATCTATTCCATAGACATTACAAATTGGAAAATTATTATTTCCCAGTATTACACGCCCATTTTCTGTAGCTACCATCTTCACTCCATTTTCAGATATAATTTCATCTTGTATTGGTGCATTATAATCAAATGTAACGTTTAAATCATCTAATGTATTTTTATATATAATCCCTTCCGCATTAATTTTAAAGTTTGCCTTAATGCTATCTATTACTTGGGGTTCTAAACCATCACTATGTCGTGTATAACCTTTTAAATTATTAAATAGATTACCACTTCCGATTTCAATATCCGCAGCACTTTGTAATCCAACCCCTTTTTCTATACTAATACTATTTGCCAGAATAAAAACTGAATTAAAAAACACACAACATAATGCAATAGATATAACAATAAAAATACTTCTTTTTTTGTTTCTTCTAAAATTATCATTTGCCATTTTAATTATGCTAAATTTATGCGTTTTTTTCTTTTTCTTATTTTTTCTTATTCCCGTTTCCTTTATAGCTACCAATGGGGAAATTTTAGATATAGTACGTAATGGTTTACCAATACTTATTTTAACCGTTACAATTGTAAATATCGTTGCCACAACAAAAATCAACGGATTTGGTGCTATTACTATTTCTGTTTTTAAATATTCACTTGCAATAGTATTCACTGTAAACGGTAAAATAGATTTACCGATAAAATACCCTGTAACTAAACCAACTGGTATTCCTAGCACAAGTAACCACAATGTCTGGATTTTAACAAGTAATGCAATCTGAGATTGTGTCGTACCAATAGTTTTAAGTAGTCCATAATTTTTTATATCCTGCATAGCTGAAATAGAATAAATATTATTAATAAGCAAGTAGCCTGCCAAAATAAATAAAACTATAAAGATAATCACTGCGCCAATCACAGAAAAATCCAATTGTGGATTTGTAATTGAATTCACTGCACCAGATACAACATCTTTTCCTTTTTGCTCGTTAAAACCTTCAATGATCTTATTTATTTGTTGCTCCACGTTCTTTTTAGATTCAAAAATCACCTCTGAGAAATACGTTCCAGCATATTCCATGTCCTCATCGTATGTATAGGGAAACAAAGATTCATTTTTATTCATAAACTCCTCTGACACTAGCAATACACTAACTTGTGAATTTCTAGCTTCCCACCATCCGGAAACTGTCATTTCATAAACATAATGCTCTTCTCTTAAATCAAATTCTATCCTGACCTTTTCTCCTACTTTGGGTGTTACTCCTAAACTTTCTAATGCTTTATCTGTAGTAGCAATTTCATTAGCCTTTTTCGGTGCTTTCCCATGCGTTGGCCTATTAAAAGTTAATTCTTGCTCTATTTGATCCATATAATCAATTTCAACATTATGATTCTTTGTATTACTTGCAAATCCTATCGGTCTTCGACAACCACTAACTTTTATGTTGCTATTTTCCTGCAACTGCTCAAACTCATTTTTTGTTAAATATCTTATATCTCCGTCTGCTTTACTTCCCTTTTGCATCTGCATAGTAGTCTGTATTGATTGATATGTTCCCGTACAGATTGTTAACATAGAAGTAAATAGCATAGTGGTTAGTATAATTGCCAAAATAGTAATTATATTTCGTGTTTTACTTTTTCCAAAATTCTTTTTTGCAAGATTAAAGATACACTTTTTAATTCTAGTCAAATACACCGCATTCCCTCCCATTATGCGTCTATAATTTTCCCGTCCTGAATTCTAATAATTCTATCCGCCATTTGAGCCAAATTCATATTATGCGTAATCATAACAATAGTCTGACAAAATCGCTGACTTGTTTGTTTCAATAAGCCCATTACTTCAAGACTTGATTGTGTGTCAAGATTTCCTGTCGGTTCGTCAGCCAAGATGATAGCCGGTTTTGTAATCAAAGCTCTGGCAATTGCAACCCTCTGTTGTTGCCCACCTGATAGATTTCCAGGAAGATTCTCCAATTTTTTATCAATGCCCAAAATTGTAACAATTTTGTTCAAAAAATCTTTATCTATATCATTTCCGTCTAATTCCACTGGAAAGACAATATTTTCATAAACATTTAATGTTGGAATTAAATTATAATTTTGAAAAACAAAGCCAATGTTCCTTCTGCGAAAAACCGTTAGTTCTTCTTCATTTAATTGTCCTATTTTTTTGCCTTTTACTAAAACACTCCCAGAAGTTGGTATGTCTAATCCACCAATCATATTTAATAATGTAGATTTTCCACTCCCTGAAGCGCCAACAATAGCAACAAATTCACCTTCTTCTATCTCTAAAGAAACCCCATCTAAAGCTTTTGTAATATATTCACCGGAATCATAATATTTTTTCAATTCCTTTGTTTCAAGTATAGTCATGCTATTACTTCCTCCATCCTAGAATTTTTAGTTTTTATAAATCCATAACCATATAGGGTTTAAGATTTCCTTTATATCCATAATCTCACCTTCCTATGCTATTGAAAAACTCCTCTATTTCTACAGAGTCAAAATAAAATTCTGTAATTTTTCCATTCGTAATTCGATATAATGCTGGAACACCTGCAATCAGCATATCTTCATAATTTGTAATAGAAGCATAGTCAATTTCCGGTGTCTGAATATCTGTATAAATATCTCCTACCTGTGACCCAGGAAAAGCAGGAATATCGTCTGGGGTAATGGTCACAAAATTAAAACGCATTCGCTTTCCGTAATCATTCTTCATATTTTGGTATTTTTCTTCCGATTCGCCCGGTAAAAATACCTTGTTTCCATCACTGTCCACATATCCTATCTTTTTGTTATATTTGGAGCGTGTTGCTGTCCAGTTATATTTTTGTAAAGGACGATTTTCTCTTAAAGCATAATCTACAAAATATACATTATCATTTTCTGCCGCAAAATTCAGCATTTTATCTTTTACCTGATTGCAAAACGGGCACTGAACCATATAAAAATAAACGTAGTAATCCTCCTGGTTCTGATTAAACATATCCTTCAAATTGATTTTCGTAACATCGTATGGATCTTCCTCAGAAGCCACAATAGCAGCCTCTTCCCCTGTTGAATAAGCAAGAACACTCTCTGCATTTAAAGATACTGTCATCACTGTAGCCGCTGTTAATAAACCTACTGTTTTTAAAAGTCTTTTTCTATTCTTCATAACTAATTCCCCCATAATAATTTTTCTAAATGTCCTTTTTGTTTTTCACAAAACTTCTGGAAGATTTCCTCGTCGCTCTGCATTCCCAGAGTAAAATTGATACAAGAATGACAGAACAGATTCACATCACAATCCTTACATTTTTCCATTCTCCAAGGTCTTAACTTTTCCAATTCCTCTTTCCATGCCGGGTTCTCAATAATTTCTGTAATTGGTGTTTCCAGCAGATTTCCCATAAAAAGATTTTCCAAATTGCTAAGTGGAGCACAAGGATATACATCTCCGTTTTCACTGATATTTAACTCCTTTTTACCAGGCTGACATAATGCACATCTTAAATGCTGCTTTTCCAATTTTTCTATGTATTCCATTGGTGGAAGCAATTCTCTTTGGTTCTCTTCTCCTCTTCCTGAAGGAGCAAATCTTCGGATCAATGGTTTTACATCTAACTCTTCACATAATTTATAAAAATCCTGATCATGTCCATAGGTATATTTTGTTTCCAGCATGGAAACAGATACTTTTTCCATTCCAGCTTCTTTTAATTTTTTGATCCCAGCAATCACCCGGTCATAAATCCCTTCTCCTCGCACTTTTGTGCAGCTATAGGAATCAAAACCATCAAGACTGACGGAAACACCATCAACATTCTTTTTAATGATTTCCATAAGCCGGTCATTCAGCAGTAACGCATTTGTAGACAAGGTAATTGCACCTTTATAATTTGCCCTTAAATATTCCAGTATCTCGCAGAAATCAGGACGGATTAACGGTTCCCCACCTGTCAGGTTAATCTGTTCTGGATTTAAAACCAACACCTGAACAATCACCTTTTTCCAGTCTTCCGTATTCATGTGATCTACTTCTTCTATACAAGCAGACGCCACACAATGTTTACATCTTAGATTACACCTATTGGTCAAAGAAAGATATACGATCTGATACGGATAGGTTATCTCATTTTTCATCTGTTCTTGCGAAATATAAAAATGAATCCGGCACAGTTTCTGAAATAACTTATAGGCATTTTTCTTTACCACAGTATCTTCTTCCTCAATGGTAAAATCCCCATTGTTCTCTTCCAGATATTTTTCAAGATACTGAAAATAAGCCTCTGAGGTTTTTACAAATCCTCCGTTTCTGGTGTTACACAAAACAACTCTTTCTTCACGTACTAAAACTTTTGCATTTGGACTTCTCATATACATATCTGGTTCCCTCCTTTACAACTCAATGATAAAGTCTGCATTTTTTTCTGCATCCGCTTCATGCGAAAATAAAATAACAATGCTATTCTGTTTCAAGTGTTCTATAATATCATAAAATTCTTTTTTAGAAACACTATCCAGGTTTGATGTAGGTTCATCAAAAATATATACAGAACGTTCTCTACATACTGTCCGGATAATACCAATTTTCTGTGCCTGCCCACCTGAAACGCTTCCAGTATCAATAAGCTCCGACTCTAATGTACGCCCCATTTCTTCCAAATCTTTATAAAATGATAATAAAGAAATATATTTTTCTACCGGAATAGAATCATTAAGAGCAATATTATTTCTTATAGTGTCACGAAAAATCGGCGGCTTTTGAAAACAAATTCCTATTGTTTCTGTAAGTATTTCCCTGGAAAGATTAGTAATGCTTTTCCCATCTAATAATATAGTTCCTGAAAAGTCATTCCAGATTTTTAACAAGATACCAGCCAGTGTACTTTTTCCTGAACCATTTTTCCCTTTAATCAGATAAATAGAGCCCTTCTCAAGATACATATTCAAATTTTTTCTATATACTTTTACATCTTTATAACTGAAATTTACATCTTTTATTTCAATTTTTGATATATCCATTTGCTTCACCCCACAATCTCATTAATTCGGTCCATTGATACTTTTGCCTTTTGGAACTGTCCAATTACAAGCATGATTGAGGACAGCGGATTAAACATTCTTTGTGTGTACATAATAATCACTGTCAGCTCTCCAAACTGTACCTGTCCATTAATCACCATAACACCACTGATTGCCAGTACAATCAAAAAAGTAGTGGTACTAATGAGCTGCGGTACTGAACGGTTATAGGCCATTAACATATTTTGCTTTAGGATTTCATTTCGCAAAGAAGTTTCGTTCCTGCAAAATTTGTCTATATAGTAATTTCTTCCATTTAACGCCAGATACTCATAAAGGTTGCTTACAAACTCCTTAATCAGACCATTTCCAACATCCATTTTTCCCATTACTTTTCTGGACTGGCTCATGATTTTTTTGTTGAAGAAAATCTGAATAGCAATAAGAATCGGATAAATCAAAAGCATAAACCAAAAGATAACCGGATTAATCTGTATCAGGATTACCGCTGTAATAATCACAGTCACAATTTGTATCAGCAAATCAGAAAGCATACGGGAAGAGAGCATCTCTATATTATTAACATCTGCATTCATGCTGGTCATAAACAGATTTGATTTCTTCTCTATTTCCTTCCCATCAACCTGAAACATTGCTTGTATCAACAATAACTTGATTTTAACAATAAAACCATTTGACATTTTGCAAAACAGATAGCTCAATGCCAATGCTACTGTAATAGATACAAGCTGGCATATAGCCATATATGCAACATTGGAAATCACAGCTCCTGGATTTTTTGCCGGAACCGCCTTATCCAGAATATTGGTAATTAACTGAGGATAAATATAGGTCACTATAGCGTCCATAGCTACCAATATAATCCCAAACAGATAACCCCATTTATACTTTCGTATCTGCTCCAAAACAACATTCTTTTTCTTCATAACACACATTCCTTCTTAAATGTTCAACCAGATTATACAAGGTACAAACATCACCTACTTTTATGGTATGATACTCCAACTTCGTGATTTTTAATTCCCTATATATCCCGCTGATAAAATCGTAAAAATTAAAGAAATTCACTCCTGTAATTTGGGAAAGAAATGGATACCTGCTGATTTCATCAAGGGAAGATGTGCAGCCAAACTCTAACAATCTCCTATGTACTTTTTCCAAAATCATCTGTCCCACTTCATCAGTCTGGAGCTTTCCTACATACTCTAAATCAATTTCTTCTAAAGGATCATCTGTCTTTTCCAGTATGTTTAATGCCTCCTGTATGCTTTTTATATTCGGTGCTGTTTGCATAGCTCTGGCCAGAATACCTGCCACATAAGCATTTCCCTTTGAAGTTCCCTTAAAAAAATTATATCGTCCGGATTTTCCTGCAACAAATATCGGGGAAATATCCGCCAGAACCTGAACGCTTGCCGCCCTGTCTACAAGAACTTTTTTCTTTGCATCTGGTAATAATTCTCCAACACCAATCACACTTTTATAAATTGCCGGTATGGTATCCTTTGCATTATTACATTCCGAAGCACAGATAATCTTTCCCTGTTTTTCCAGGTCATTACAAATATCCCTCAATTCCTTTTCCATAGCAGAATTAAGCATTTGTGTTACGGAAAGGCTTAAACAGATAAGATCTACCGGTAGTTCCCTGCACTTTTCCAGCGCAGCAAGCAGTAAAGAACTGGTCGTTTTTCCTAATTCATTTACAATTTTTATAGGATAAAATTGTGCCTGCTCTGCAAATTGTAAGATACAATCAATGCAGTTGGTTCCATGACCAAAAACATCATCAAAATTTTTCTCTTCAATAACTCCATCTTCTTCTGCACTCTTTTGAAAAGAAAATCCTTGAATTACATGCTCCATGATTTCCTGATTTTGTGTATCTACACCGGAGTCTACAACTGCCACTTTAGGACTATACATGGAATCCCTCCAATATATATTTATACTTTTTATAAATCCGATAAACAATATCTCTTTCATTGCACTGGAAAGCAGAAACAGTGTAGTAATCTCCGGTATATGCTTTATTAATCAGTTTACATACCTGGCTGGAACAATTCTGCTTAAATGTACAATCTCCGCACCCTGTCACTGGAATTTCGTTAATCTTATGGAGAGCCTCTAATTTTTCCGGCTGTAATCCTTTCCAAACATCTCCTAGCCAATAATCCACTTTATCAGCAGCTAATGCGCATGGGTAAATTCCACCATCCGCAGATATATGGAATGTATTTGTTCCACCGTCACAGCCAGTACGTCTTCTGAAGGTTGCCTCTTTAATATTAAATAATAAATACTGCGCTGCTTTTTTATCTTTTTCTATCATGTAATCCATGATTTTTTCGTAGTTTTCATAATATATCTGCATATCTTGTTGGTTCCATGCAGCTCCGGCATCTAATGCAAAAGTTACTACTCCCATATTCATCTGATCCAGATAAATATAATTTTCAGCCATAGCCGGAAGGGTTTCCTTATTGACAGTCATTCTGACCCGGATGTATTCACCTTGCTCTTTTAAAAACTTTAAGGTTTTCACTACTTTATCAAAGGAAGATTCACCATTTGGATAAATACGGTTTGTATCATTTGTTTTCCTATTTCCATCAATGCTTACAGAAATCTGTACCTTACCCTTTATAAAATCGTAAATATCCTTTTCAAACACTGTTCCATTTGTTGTCATTGTAAAAATGATATGACCATCATATCGCTCTTTTAAGGTTTCTACAATATACCGAATAACATCAAAATTCAGTAATGGCTCACCACCATGTAAAGCTACATTAATCCGTTTTCCTGCTGCAACAGTTTCATCAAATTTATTAGTAAAATATTTGATTGTCTGTTCTGCGGTTTCCAATGTCATTGTTTTAGGCTGCTTATGTACATAGCAGTATTTACAAGCTAAATTGCATCTTTCGGTTACCCAGAATGTAATATTCATACGGTTTCCCCCTTTCTTATGGGATTAGTATACTTACAAAATCTTACCAAATTATTACACTAGAAAAAATATGTACAAATGCAAAAGTGTCCCTACAGGAAAACCTACAGGGACAGACATTAAATTTTCCTGGTATTTCTACCAGAGTGATGTTATCACCATATCACAGTTATTCGTCCCTTCACGCTTACAATCATGAAGACATTCATCTGGATTACAATACTGAATTTCTACATCAAACGCAACTTCCTGGATTTTTCTCTCCATTTTCTCCATATAGCGTTCCTCCAGTCTTACCAAATTTCTGTAAAATGAGCATCACAGTTATTTGGACCTTCATGATCACAATCATGATAACAGTCACTTGGATCACAGTACTGTGTTTCTACATCAAATGTAGTTTTCTGAATTCTGATTTCTAAATTTTCCATAAAAAATATCCTCCTTTACCACAATGAAGTTACATGTGTGTTACACCAATCCGGTGCTGTTAAACAATCATAGTCACAGTCATCTGGATCGCAATACTGAACCTCTACATCAAAAGGTTCTTCCTGCATTTTCTTTTCAAGCTCTAACATATTCTACACCTCCCTTCATTTATACTCTGGTTTATCAGCACTTTTATGCTGTAAATCATCTTACCTATAGATTTCTAAGGTGTTCTGTAATACTTCCCTTTTCCCAAAGATAAATTCCAACCTCAGAAGCTATGATAGATATTATTAAATACAGTACTATAATGGTAGCTGCTGGAAATAAGGTAAACTGGAAAGTAAACAACCAAATAGAAGAACAAATACCCCTGACTGCTGTCATACTAATTAGTGTTGCAAGTATAAAACCACCAATTGCAGCATAAAAAACATATCCTACACTCTCTCTTATAATCAATTCACGCAATTGTTTTTTTGTTGCACCTATACTTCTAAATGTTGCAAATTCTCGGTTTCGCACAATTAGGTTTGTAAAAATAATATTCACAAGATTTACAATTCCAATTACACCTAAAATTCCTCCAATCAGCACACATAAAATTCTGACCAGCATTTTATAGTTCTCAATTTCAGAGTGCCTTTGTTCTGTAGTTTCAAATCCCACATTGGTAAATTTTTCTGAAATATCCTGTAACATTCTGTTCACAGCCGGAGCATCGTTCTCATCTGCATCAAAAGAATAATTCACTAAGTTACCTTCTCCATACAGTTCTTTAAATAAGCCTTCGCTCAAATAAAACCAAGGACCTAAGATTGTTCCTCCCCCTGTAGAGCTTCCTCCTGATATTTGTTCTGAGTCTATTACTAAAATTTGAGAAAGAACTTCTACCTCTTTTAATGGTTTTCCATCTTTATAAATAGTCACAACATCGCCGACTTTAGGTGATATTTCAATACCATCTGTACTAGGCTTTCCATTATCATTTGCACGAATACCAACTAAAATATAATCTCCACTTTTTAATTTTTCTTTAATAGAAATAATATTTTTTTCTCCTTCTAAAATCTCTATTTTCCCCAAAAAGTTTTCTGAAATTCCGCATACATTACATATGGGTTTCTTATCCTTACCTAAGGTTAACGTACCATAATTGGTTGTTGCACTATTAGTAATTACTCCATCAATTTCTATACTGGGTATTTTGACATCTATTACCTCGACCCCCCAATCAAAACTTATATCAAAATTATATACAGATGCATCTATTGCATTTTTATATAACTTTGTTCCATTCTTAATCATGGCATTCTTTTCAAGTTCTTGAATGGCTTCTTCATTTAAGGACGCAGAAGGTTTGACATAACCAATACTAGGGTTTAATGTATCTGTTGATGCAACTAAATAATCCCTTCTCATTTGTACATTAACATATTTCTCTTCATCAAAACTATTAGAAATAATCCATAAGGAATTGACAAAGACAACACTTAATATAAGCGATGTAAATACTAAAACGGTTCTCTTTCTATTTCTCTGCAGATTGCTTCTTGCTATATTTTTAATAGAGTGAATATCTTTTTCTGCAGTTTTTTTCTTCACCTCTGTATATTTTGCTGTTTCAATCGCCGAATACTTAGCAGCCCTTTTAGAAGGTCTTCTCATGCTCAAAAATACTGTAATCAATACAAAGAAAACTGTTAATATAAAGATAGCTGGGTGTACCGACTGCACAATAGTAAGTTCTTCCTCACTGTATTCCCAATTCTTCAGAATGACTGGTAGCAAAAGTGCCCCTAGCCCATATCCAACAACTAATCCAATCGGAATACCAATAAGAGATAAAAGGAGCATCTGTCTTCGCATTAATCTCTTAATCTGTTTGCCGGTCATTCCAATCGTTTTCATTATTCCAAATTCTTGAATGTCCTGCATAACGCCTATATCAAAAATATTATAGATCAATAGGTATCCACACAAAATAAATAGTGCTCCGAAAAAGACTATGGAAAGACCAACTCCTGTATTTCCGTCTTCTGAATACAACATGGGATTGACTGCTACATTAACATAATTGTTTCCGTCAGCATTTTCTGTTTGTGCCCCAAGACTTTCTGCATATTCTTTAAGATTTTGCTCAATATTCCCTGTATTCTTTACACAAACACTTGCATAATAAGTTCCTAAAATCTCTTTATCAATATCGTATGTATTCTCTGACACTTCAGGATTGTGTTCTAAAAATGTTTCTGAAACGATCAAAAAATTAACTTTAGGACCGCCTTTGTACCAGCCTGACAATCGCATGTCAAAGTTATATTCTTGACCTCTTAATGTAAAAGACACCGGAACATGACTTCCTACTTCTTTTTTTATTCCCAGTTCTTCTAATGCTTGCTCTGATAAAAGCACTTCTTTTTCATCTTCCGGCATCTTCCCTTCTTCCAAGGAAAGATAATACGCTTCCATACCTGCTTTATCCAGATAGTCTATTTCGATAGGTCGCTTCGTTTCCCCTTCCATAAGAGCAATGGGAACTCTTCCTCCCACGCTTTCAAATAAATCAGAATTTTGAACTTTCTGAAATTGTTCTTTGTCCAAAAATCTAAGTTCTGCGTCTGCTTTCATTCCAGATAATTTTAGTTGTGTTTCCTGAATGGATTGCATACCTCCAAATCCAATTTCCAATACTGAGGTAAATAAAATGGTCGTTAAAGTAATTGCCAATACAAGAAGAAGATTTCTCTTCCTATGTACTTTCAGATTACCCTGAACCATTTCTTTCATTATTTTCTTTTCATTACTCATACGATTTTACCATCTCTCATTCTTATAATCCTCGATGCCGTTTCTGCAATTTCTCTACTATGGGTAATCATAATAATCGTCTGATTATAACGCTCCCCTGACTCTCTGAGCAATCTAAGAACTTCTTCACTTGATTCACTGTCCAGGTTTCCTGTTGGTTCATCTGCTAAAACAATATCCGGTTTGGTGATCATTGCCCTGGCAATGGCAACCCTCTGCTGCTGCCCGCCTGATAAGGTATTCGGTAAATTTTTCAACTTATTTTTAATACCCAGGATTTCTACAATCTCTTCAAAATATGCTTCGTCTATTTTGCTGTTTCCCAAATATAAAGGGAGCAAAATATTGCTTTTTACATTAAGTGTTTGAAGAAGATTATAATTCTGAAATACAAATCCGATATGCTTTCTTCGATACACCGTGAGTTCTTCCGATTTCATTTTTGTTATATCTTTTCCATGTATCCGAACCGTTCCCTCTGTCGGATTATCCAATCCGCCCAGCATATTTAATAATGTTGTCTTGCCGCAGCCTGACGGTCCAACAACAGCAATAAACTCGCCTTCTTCAACCGAAAGATTGACATGATCCAATGCCTTTATACAAATCTCTCCAGTACGGTAGTATTTTTTTAAATTTGATGTTTTTACTAATTCCATGTTTTTATCTCTCCTTGTTTTATTTCATCATAGTATCTAATTCTTACCCAATTATTACATTGCAAAAAATTTTTTTAAAAAAAGAAAGAAACTCTCTACCTTAGTAAAAAGTTTCCTTCTTTTAATCTGCTAATTAAAGCCTAATTGATTAGAATAAACTTGTAACATGTGTATTGCACTGACCAGATGCAGTTTCACAGTCATGGTCACAATCGTTGGGGTCACAGTACTGAATTTCCACATCAAAGTTTTCGTTCTGCATTTTCTTTTCCAGTTCTTTCATTGTCCCGTCCTCCTTTCTCTGATATTTTATGATTTTAAAGTGTGATGTCACCACAAATCATCTAATCATCTCATTTAGTAAATACCTACTTCTTTACCAAATTTATAAATATATTTACTTAACATGATCTAATGCCTTTACGCAAATCCCTCCAGTACGATAATATTTTTTTTAATTTGATGTTTTTACCAATTCCATTGTTCTTACCTCTCCTTGTTTTATTTCATCATAAACCCTAATTCTTACTGAATTATTACCTCCCCCCCAAAAAAAATTAAAAGGGAACATTCATCTCATGATAGAGGAAATGTTCCCTTCGTTCATTCTACTAATTAAAAAAGTGAAACGCCAAGAATCACCTTAATTACGTTTTACCAATATGGCACAATATGTGTGTTACACCAGCCCTCTGAAACCTCACAATCATGCAAACAATCATCTGGATCACAATACTGTACTTCTACATCAAACAATTCTTCCTGAATTCTTTTTTCCATATAACATTCCTCCGTCTTACCAGAACTCCGTAATATGCGCATTGCAATAATTTGGTGCTGTTTGGCAATCATGCCAGCAATCATCTGGATCACAATACTGTACTTCTACATCAAAGTTTTCGTTCTGCATTTTCTTTTCCAGTTCTTTCAT